CTGCCGCTCCTGCCGCTCCTGCCGCTCCTGCCGCTCCTGCCGCTCCTGCCGCTCCTGCCGCTCCTGCCGCTCCTGCCGCTCCTGCCGCTCCTGCCGCTCCGGTCGTACCACAAGCCCCAGTTATCCCAGCGCAACAAGTGGTACAAGCACCTGCTACCCCAGCCGCCCCTGCCGAAGCTGCTGCGAACTTCTTGAGTGGTAATACCGCTATCCCTGCGCAACCATCCGCAGAAGCCGTAGCCCAACTGGTACAACAGTCCGCAGCGATTATTCAAGGCAATTAACCCAACAGGGGGCTTGCGCCCCCTACTTAGATAAGGAAACATACCATGTCTGAAAAACAACATCTGCTCGCCCCACTGACCGACAGCCGTGAGCCAGCCCGCTTCACGCAGGTCGAAGCCAAGACCTACGAATGTATTACCGACGACACGCTTCCTGAATGGCAACGTGAGTTCTCGAAGTGGACTTGGTACACCCAAGCTCCAATGAGTGTATGGAGTCAGTATGTCGGTGTAGCTGGTCCAGTAGCGACCAAAATCGTTCACGGTGGTAAGGTCAATCTCGAAGATGAAGCCATCGAGACCATCAAAAAAATCACTGCCGCGCTTACCCACTTGTTTAACAACGGTGTTTTGCCATGTTCCGACCGTAAGGCGTTCGCAGGTATTTTGAAAGTTGGTATGGATGCGATAGACTGGCAGAATTTTTACGCTTGGTATCAAGCGCAACAGCAACAAACACAGCAGATTGCAGAGGGCGCATAACCGCCCTCGCGGTAGGAGCGGAAAATGTACCACCAATTTTTACAAACAGTTGTCAGCCCTAATGGTTGGAACTGCATTACGGAAATCCACCCGCGTCAGGACGACCCCAGTCGGACGTGGGCGCGAAATAACCCGATACAGTTTAGTAACGCGGAAGCCACAGACCGATTTATTCAGGGATTGCAGCAACGCGCCGTCGAGACCTATTTCGGCTTGGCGAGCTACGCACAAGTACCTGCGGATGGTAAAGGCTTTCGCGCACAGACCAACGTGCTGGCACTGCGGTCGTTTTGGTTGGACATCGACGCAGGTGCTGCCAAGTACGCCAAGCATGGCGACACTGTGTACCCCACACAGGCGGCGGCACTGGAAGCGTTGAACGACGAGATAGCCAAAGGCGTACTTCCCAAACCAACCTATGTGGTATCAAGCGGAGAGGGGCTTCATGTGTATTGGTGTGCAACCGAGGACATCGCCCCTGCCGAGTGGCTGCCTGCTGCGGATAAGCTGGGACAGTATTGCAAGTCGGTCGGCCTGCGCGTGGATGGTTCACGCACGACGGACACGGCAAGCGTATTGAGACCAGTTGGTACGGTGCATTTCAAATCCGGTAATCCTGTTGCCATCTCCAGCGTGGGGAATCTGTTTACCAAACAGCAACTGCTGTCGCAGTTCTCCGCGCTTCCTGTTGCGAACACACTGCGTGGTATGCAACAGACGTACAACCCGCTTGCCGGTCTCGGTGCGCCGCCTACGGCTATGCCTGCCGGTATGTCGTCCTCGATGGACGGCTTCGCAGAGTACAAGCCTGCCAGCTTCGGTAAGATTATCGACAGGCAGAAGTACGAGCGCACAGGCTGCGCCCAGTTGTTGTGGGCGTATGAGAACCAGCAGGACGCTGACGAGCCGACATGGTTCGGCGCGTTGTCCGTGGCACAATTCTGTGTGACCGACCGTGAGGAATGGATACACAAATTAAGCCACCTGCACCCAAGCTACACGCGTGGCGAGACGGAGGCGAAAGCAGCACAAGCCAAAGGCCCACGCAGTTGCGCCAGCTTCGAGGCCAACAAGCCCGACCTGTGCAAAGGCTGTCCCCACTATGGCAAGATTACCAACCCTATCGTGTTGGGTTACGAGCCGCAGAACCGTCCGACCATCGTCATCACGCCGGTCAGTTCCGACCATACGCAGACCGATACGTTCCTTGTACCGGAACTGCCGTGGGGTTTCTATCGCGGACAGGATGGCGGTGTGTACACCGACATTCCGAAAATCGGACCGGATGGCAAGAAGTCTAAGGACGAGATGGTTGCATTCGAGGTCTGTCGTCAAGACACCTACATCTTCGAGCGTGTCCGCGATGGCAGCAACAAGCAGTTGTATCTGTGTCGTTACCACTCGCCGCACGACGGCGTGGTGGAGTTCCAACTGGACAACACCAACATCAACTCGCAAAAAGAGTTCAAAGACACCATCACAGGCGCAGGTCTGCCGATTGATGGTACAGAGCAATGGAAACAACTTATGAGCTTTTTCAACCGTTCGCGCACGAAGATGATTAACTCTCGTGCGGCTGTGACCGCCGTGTCGCAGATGGGTTGGCAGGAGAACGGCAAGGACTTTGTACTGGGCGACGTGGTTATCACACGCACCGGCACACGACCTGCGCCGTTGGGCGACAGGGAAGTGGCGCGTAAACACGCTAAGGCGTTCAAACCGTCCATGACCGGCGATGCCGCCGATGCACAACTGAGCCTGTGGCGTTCTATCCTTGCCGAGATGTATGGTAGCAAGCAGGCAGTTGCCAACCAGTTCGTTATCGCTTCCGCGCTCGGTGCGCCATTCAGTGCGAAGTACGCGCTGGAGAGTCATGCAGGCGGCGTTATCAGCCTAAGCTCTTCCGGCTCAGGTCGTGGTAAGACGTTTACCTGTCAGACTGCGCTGCGTGTGTTCGGCGACCCATCGGCTGTTACGTTCAGTAGCAAAGATGGCACGACCATTGCCGGTTTGATGACTAACTTAGGTTATCTGAACAGCCTACCACTGCTGCGTGACGAAGTAACCGAGATGACACCTGAAGAAATCGTGAATATGGTTTACGACAGTACCCGTCTCGGCGACAAGGAACGCGCTCAAGGCAGCGACAACGACATCCGAGGCAACCGCAACACATGGCGCACGTTCTTCTATGCCACCGCCAACACCAGCCTGTATGACATGGTATCGCAAGGACGCGACGTAGCCGACGGCCCTACCCGCCGTATCACGGAAATCAACATACCCGAACTGGACTACCTGCGCGACAGCGACCATGCCCGACGGCTTGCACAACAACTGCATACCATCAAAGGTGTGGCAGGCTACCGCCTTATCGAGTGGCTCGTGAACAATGACGAGGCTGCACGACAGCTATGGGACAACGTGTTGTCGTACTTCATCAAGCAGCACAACGTGACGAACGAGGAACGCTACTGGGTCAACCACTTGGTATCAGGATGCGTTGGGGCTATTATCGGCGACCAGCTTGGTCTGTTGCCGTTCGAGCCGTCAGCCATCGTCGCTTACGCCGGCGAGCTGCTTGGGCAACTCCGCGCCCGTGTCGGCTACCGCGTGTTAGACCAGCAGGATTACTTGGCACAGTTCTTCGTGGACAACTCCGACCACACGCTCGTGATAAGTGCGGCTATGGAGGACGACTACATACTGACCGGAGCTGAAATGCCCCGCAAGAGCGTGTACATCCGCACCGAGCCTGCCAACGGCATGGTCTATATCAACCCGTGGCTTATCAAGTCGTGGTGCGCCCAACGCCGTGTCGTGTTGGCGGACTTCGAGTACCAGCTCATTAAGCGTGGTGGTAAGCCTAAGCAAGAGAAACGTATGCTGGCGAACACCGCCCATGCAGTAACCACTGACCCGCAGAAAGTGTGGGCAGTACCCATAACCACAGGAGAATCATAATGACACTTATCGTGTACAAAAACGGCGAGCTTGCAGCAGACAACGGCTGCACTCGCAACGACAGTAGAGAGCCTTCCAACAAGATTCGTGTCTTGCGCGACGGCGACCGTACTCTTACTATCGGGTATAGTGGCAACCTTGATGCCATCACGCGCCACTGGCGTGAGGTGCAGAAGCGTATCGAGACGCGCACAGCGTTCCTAGACGACTACCCGAATATGAATACCGCCGGTATTGCAGTGGTAGCCCCTGACGAGCCTACCGAGGACGACCCAATCCGTGTGTTCACGTTCAACTGTTTCGACCAGAACACAGGCAACGGCGTGTGGGTGCTTGAGAATACCCACATGGTATGTGAGGGCGCAGACTTCGCCACCTGCTCTGCACTGGCTATCGACCACGTTGCCCCACATATGTCGGCGGCGCAAATCGTTAAGAACGTCGCGGAGGTCAACTCCTCCGTCGATACCCGCTTCGGCGTGAGTCGTGTGGCTGTCGTCAACCCCGAGGGTCTGTTACCAAACACTGTGTATAAGGTTTAACCATGAATAAATTTACCACCTCTATCATCCGCTTGGACTATGACGAGCCTGTTGCGCTGTCCGACGTGCTGCGCGTGTCGGCGGCTGACCCTTTGCTCAAAGACTTCGCCGGTGTCTGTGGTATCACACACGGCGTGGTGCAACCCAACCAGTATGGTATCCGTTTGCGTGTCGGTAAACACGTCCTGCCTAAAGGCGCAGTGCTGGCGGAGGTCGAACGCCTACAAGCCGAGGACACCCGCGAGACATCTTTCCGCGAGCTTAAAGAGATTGCGTTGGAGAACGTCAAGACCCGTACCCCCATCTCGTATTACCATTACAATTTCCTGTTGTTCCGTACCAAGCACCGTCCGGAAAGCGTGTACATCGCAGGCTTCGGTCTGACCGACAAGAAGATGCTTGAGTGGCTGCCACTGGCAAACGGCGAGTTCAAGACCACGTTGCTGAACTACCCTATCAGTTGTATCCTTGACGCTGCTAAGTTCGGCGAGCCTGATATTGATGGCTACATCTTGGGCGAGCGTCGTAAGTTCGTGAACAAGGAACTGGGTGTGTCGGCGAGCGGCGTTGTTGTGAATCCCGTAGCACTGGTCTCCGCGCTCGGCGCGAACACAGTATGCACCGCAGTGGACATCGAGTTGGATGTCGGCTTGGAAGTACAGGTCTGTGCCAGCAGCAACACCCTGACGGTGTACTACGAGGGCGAGGAAGTGTTACCACGATTTGATATGTTGAACAACCCTGAAGACATGGCGGCGGATATGGTAATGTACGCGGGTATTTTGGAAACCATCGTAGAGAAAATGGAAAGCCTAATATGAAAACCATTACTCTGAATCTCATTACGGGCGGGATGGTGGATGTAGATGTTGACGCAATCCAGCACGTCCAAGCGGAAGCCAAAGGAAGCACCGTCGTGGTGCAAAACGATGGCGAGCCACCGCAGTCATACCATGTGTATGAGTCAATCAGCCGTCTGCGCTCATTGATGAAATAAAACAAAAGCCCCTACATCGTAGGGGCTTTCTCTATCGGGTTATGCTTCGTCAGCTTTCATCAAATAACCCAACGTAACACCGGCGAGCGATTCTACTTTTTCGCCGCGCAGTGTGTCATTCAACGCGTCCTTAGCCAGCAGTTCGGCCAACGGCGCATCAACAGTTGTGTCGTCAGACAACTTCAACTTCAAAGTCTTAGTCTTCTTGTCGTATTCCGCACCGGCCAAGTGTACGTCCACAGTAGGCGCAGTAGGGGTAGGTACGAACAAACCCTCTTCAGTCGCTTGGATAGCATTACCGGAAGCGGTCGATACTTTGGCAACCAGTTTGTTGTCCTCAATCGCCAAGCCTTTGCCGATGTCGTTTTCGGTTACAATTCTTGCCATGATTCAATTTCCTTTTTGTTTACAAATGGTCTAATAATGTTAACGCGTTGTTAATGTGGAGACCGTTCTCCGCATCTACACGGAATGTACCACCAGTATAGTCTAAACCATCTGATGCACCGGTTTTACCCAACGACACACTGCGTTCCATCTCGTCTGCACTCGTGCCGAACTGCACAGGCATAGACGCGCCCAATGGTTCACGGTACACCTTATCCGCACGAAGCGTATGCACACCCTCGCCGTCAACGGCCACATGAGTGAAGTGGTACACGTTGTTATCGCCGAGCGTAGCGTAGATACCGTTGTTCAAGTCTGCACCATTGTACAGTTCGTTCAAGTTGTAATCACCCTCGCCCTTGCCGTCGCGTGGACGGATTTTGAGTTCGGGATTACCGGCGTAATCTGACGGGATAGTCAGTTCGATGAAGCCGTTGCGCGCAACCGGCGCAGGTTCAGGTGTAGGTTCAACAGGCGCGAACATATCATCTACTAAACCGTAGTGTTTACCATCAACACCTTTGTAGCCGATGCACACGGCCTCGACGTTGGCGTTGAGGGGTTTGGCGAAAATCAATTCCGCAACTTCCGCGATAGGCACAGCCTTGCGCGTAACCACATCGAACTGCAAAGCGGCCACAATCTTAGGCTCACTTGGGTTGGTCTCGTCAACTTTGACGGTAGTGCCGTCGAGGTCGATGACTTGGATAATTTTCATACGTTGTTCTCCAATAATGTTTAGGCAAAGAAGCCCACTAAGTCCACGACGATACGCTTGCCAACCGGAATACCGCTGATATACACCTCGCGCGTACCGGCATTAACCCACACCGAGCCGAACGTCTCGCCGACATATTGACCTGATTCAATCAAACTAAGCGGAACAGGCGCGTCAGCAGGCAGTCGGGCGATGACACCATTGGTAGTCGCAGTAGCCAGCTTACCGTCGATATGTATGATACCCATACCGTCCAACACTTGCAAATACAAACGGTTGTTCGCGTCGGTTGTTCTACCAATGTGGTCTGTAAAGCGGGAGGCATTCTCGTATGTCAACCTGTACTTCTTCAACTCTTTCTTCACACGAACCTTATTACGCTCGATAAGGAAGTCGTCCGTGTGCAAGTCCTCCGGTCGAATAATCTTCATACCATCTCCTATACTCCGTGGCCCACATTGGGCCACGGTTGCTCACTTAATCAACAACCTTGATGTCAAGGTAGCCCCATGCCACGCTATCCGTCGGCATTGCGTCCGCCGCCACGCGCACAGTCAGCGTCTTGCTGGCTTCGTCATAGCTGGTAGAGGTCTTACCAGTGGACAGATATTGCGGCAAGAACAAGCCGTCAGTGTTGGTAAACGTGAACTCCGCTGCCGTACCACGACGCACGGTGGCCGTGTACTTGTTGGTACGCAGTTGTGGGCTGTCGATGTACTGTTGCAATATAATGGACCTGCCTGATACATACTGTGTATCTTTAGCCCATGCCCGACCGATAGCTACACCTCGCGTGATAGACGACGGTTTAATCACTTCAGGGCGGGTCACTTCACTGGTAATATTCACGTCGCCGGATACCACGTTGTACGTCCACTCACGGGATTGCAGCTTGGGAAGCTTCGCACCTACACCCAATACGATACCCTGCCATGCACAGTCTGCACCGGCAGGGCGACACCATAATACGCACGATTCAGGGGCGTTGACTACATCAATAGCGTCGAGTGTAGGTTGCTGAATATCATCACGGAACGTGAACGTCTCAGTAGCTGGGTCGAACGTACCCAAGTCCACAAGGCCGTGAGGTGGAGTAATGCCGGACGAACCATCGGCGAACAAACCTAACGCCACACCATGTGTACCATAGACCAGACCTGCTTGGGGGCTGAACGGAACAGAGCCGTACTCGCCACCGACGACAGTTATCGGATAAGGTTGTTTAGTAGCGTTGTCAATAGCGGTCCGCTTACCCGCTTGTGCGTTGGCTGAACCGCGATTAGTCAAGCTCAGGGCTTTTCGTGCGTCTTCAGACTTCATTTCGTTGCTGGTGGACGTGATGTCGCGTTGGTTGGAGAAGCCCATATCCGTAGCGACACCGGTGGTAACGACCACTGTGGACGCGCCTTTCAGTTTAATTTTGCGTCCTGCGAGACCCTTACCATCGGTGTAGGTATTAGTAAGTGCCATGACACGCTGCGCAACCTCGGCATCTTCGCCTCGGAACAGAGCGGCGAACTCGGCGTTAGGCGAGATGACGCGCAGATTAGTATTGGTCGCAATGTCGGTAGCGATAATCAGCGGACACTCAGCCGTGGGCTTGTATGTGGTGCGCGGTGTAGATGTGATAACCATGCTGGTGGTATTGTCTGACACAATCATATCCAAAGAGGAATGAGGGTCAATGTTCGCACCAAACTGCAACGTGCCTACGTCTTGGGTAGTAACGTCGAACTCTACCTTAACAGCCCCGCCTTTGCGGAGACCATTCAGTTCGTACAGCACGTCGGATTTCTTCTCGACACTACCTACGCCAACGGACGAATGCGTAACGTTTGTAACAGTGTAGTTACCCGCTGGGCGCACGATATTCAGAGTAGTGTTCTCGTTCGTACCCTCGCCCACGTTGCTGACAGTTACCACAACATGAGTGGTATCGCCGTTGACTACCTGTTTCGCTGACGCAGTGATACCGACACCTACTTGTTGGAACACGCTGTCGGTAGAAGCCAACTGTACACACTCGCCGTCTTGTTGCGCCAGTAGAACCGTACCGGCTTTCCATGCTTTCTTAGGCAGCTTACCGATTGCTTCGCAGTCCAAGCCGCTTGATTGTGGCTTCGCACGGAGCTTGCCGTCCGCCGTCAGCTCCATAGTCTCAGGGTCGTAGTCAACAGCAAAATTGTTGTCTTCCACTTTGATGCCGTCGCCTTTAAGGTCTTCGGCATTTACCTTGAGCGGGCTGGCAGTTGTACCATTACCACGCAAACCATCATCGACAGCAACTGGTAACAGGTCGGCTACGTTGACAGTGAACTGTTTGTTTTCCTCGCCCTCGGCGGAGGTGGTAAAGGTCAACTGCTTGGTCGCGGTGTCGTACTGCACATCGGACAGGAAGCGGTCCGCTTTTGATTTCGGAATAATATCGGCAAGGTCAAAGTGGTATTGCTTGCCGTCGGTGTCTGTGAATACGAACACCGTACCAGTGCGCCCAACAGATGCCAGTGCCGCAGGTTCGCAGCAGGAGGCAGTCTTTTGGCAACCTAAAATGTGATAACCCATATTGGTCTCCTTATTGAATCTCTTGATTACCCAAGCTGAACAGCGTAGGGCATGGGCAAGTACCATCGTTGTCGCCCGCGTTCGGTTTGCGCTCTGTCTCTACGGCGGCTTCGATAAACGTAGCAATGCCAGCACCCATACCATAACCGATGACCGTACCGTCCTTGCGTACCGGAACGGAGTGTTCCGGTGCAGAATTGGGGTACATCCACGCCAGTGTCGTCCCATCTTTGTCTGTTACGGGTACTGTCGCCGCAGGGTCGCGCACGTCGTCCGGATGATAGCCGACAACTACACGCTGGGCTGTGCCACACTCGTTGGCCGCCAGTACCAGTTGCGCAGTGGCATGATAACGTTTGGTCTTAACCGTCGGCAGAGCAAGCTCCGGAATCTCTACTTCAAACTCCGTCTTATCTGACAACGTGATACGCAACTTGCGGTCGCTACGCTCGAACTTCGTGACGACGGTATCTACAAGGTCTTTGCACTGGACAACAGTGCGCTGTGCCGGTAACGGCTTGTCGTTGCAGTCAAGCAGCCCGCCTTGCAGAGTACCATCTTTGAGCAGTTGGGACACTACGTCCTGCACGATAAGGCGCAGCATAGAGGTATCAGTTCCACAACTCATGATTGTTCCTCACTATTTACAGTATCCGTAAGTCGCTGCTGTTGTATCAATCGGGTAAATACACCCAACACGCACAACAGCAGCCCGAACAATGGACGGTACTTCTCGGGGACGTACTCGCCCAGCATGGATTGGTTCTCAACGAGGTACGGATACAGACCCAGCAAGACCATAGCCCAAACAGACCACATTCTATACCAGTATCGCGCACCACGCACCCATGAAATTCTCTTCATATCAACCCTCTAACTCGAAGTGCGGGCCGTCGATAAACGCCGACTTTCCTTGACGCTTACGCGCAGCCACATAATTCTCTACCAGCTTGGTAGCTGGCGCGGTTGTATCGTTCAGCGCACACCAGCAACCACCCCAACGCACACGGATACCCAGCTCCTTAGCCGCCTTGCGCATCGCCTCGGCGATGGCGTAGAAGTGACCCCAGTGGAACGACACCTCTTTAGTACCGTTGCCGTCGAAGTCGCCCCACGGCAACAGGTCAACGGCATGGCCGTAACCGTCAGACTGCTGGATATGCTTGCTATTCATGGTACGGCTCGCGCCGGTCTTAACCAAGTTCGCCTGACGCGTCTTGGTACGCAGGCCCTCATGGACACTATAATCTTGAGTGGTATATGTGATGGCGAGCTTTACCACTTTTACCATATCGGGGTGTACGCCCTCCAGCTTGGCGAGCGACGTTTTACCTAAAGTGAAACCTGTCATTTGTTTTCCTTTGTGTTCTGTATAGATTGTAGAAACTGAATCAGCATAGGAATCAGTTGGGGTACTAGGCTATAAACCACGTCAACGGCGTACCCAGCCGAGCGTCCAACTACTACCCCGATAAGCAATGCACTCAAAGGGGAATCGGCAGGCACATAATAACTCGCACTGGCGGCGGCCATCGCGCCGATAATTACATCGGTCAGACGTAGAAACCACCAGTCTTGCGACTTTGCCGCAGTGCGAAGACCACCAACCAATCCCCCCAAGATAGCCAAGTTCAGCGGGGTCAGCAATTCTTTCATTATGCCTCCCCTTATTAACGCGAGCTATTCCGTAATGTCCTGCCTAATATAGTCAGCGGCGAGCCAACAAATCACGCACAGGATAATGTAGGCGAACAACGCCTGTTTATGTACGCCGATACTGGTAAGCCATGCGGCACTGTGGTATGTGAGGACGGCGAGCCACGCCCAAAACGCAGAGGATATGGACAAGACCAATGCCGATACCCAGCGGTATCTACTCGCACTATCGCAAAACATCCCGATGGCCTGCAACACAGCGAGACTGGCGAGGACATAAATCAGCGCAGTCAGATTCAGCGTACCTGCATTATATACCATTGGTAGCTTGACAATCGAGTATTTAGCCCCACTTAGCGCGACGCAGGCGGAGATAAGGAACATGGTATTAACCAGCTCCACCCCGCGTGTGCGTGTGAAGAACGCCCAGTTCGCCGTCTTGTGAATCGGGCGGGGGATGTGCCGTCTATAAGTGAATTGCTGCATGAATCGCTCCCGTTACCAAAGCTGACGCAACTGCGCCGACAACAACCCCGCGCCAAAAAGTACAGCACCAGCACCGAGTCTCGACCGTCTTGTTACGAATATCTGTCATGGTCAGGTCATACTGCGTCTCCGTCCCCCGACATATCAAATCAGCAAAATCGCCTAGAATGTTGTAACCACAAAGCAAGCGTTTGTACCATTTGACTTGTTCCATATCCCTCTCCTATTTAATACCGAGCAAGTTCAATTCAGTGGTAGCCTCGGCACGAATCGCCGCCTTGTTGGTACGGATAGTACGCATATCGGCGCGGTAATCCCGAACGTCTTGGTAACGTCCCTCTGCTTCGGCTTGACTAATCATAGCATTCAACTGCTTGTATGAGTAGCCCATGTCGCTCTTCGCTGCTCGCATTTTCTTATCTGCTTCGGCGTAGATACGCTGCGCTTCCGTCACGGACTGGTCGATGTCGGCGTTGAGGATGTCGAGTGTACCACCTGCGTGGCGGGTGCTGACGTGCAGCTTCTCGCCCATCTTCTGCCATGCTTCCTCTGACTGGCCGTCGATATGGATAGGCTTGGTCGAGCGGAACAGCTCACTGCCAACGATGTCGGCGATACCCATGTCTCGGTCGGCACTTGCGTCAATACCACGGGTTACGGAGCGGTACAGACCACCAAGATAACCCTGACCCAGCACGTCAATCTCGTCGCCGGTCATATCGACCGCGCCTCCGGTCGCACCATACAGCATCTCTGCAATGTCAGTACCAGTGCTTGACGCACGGTAAGTGGTACGCTCAACGTCGGCTGGGAACTGGATACGCTTGCCGTTCTCGTCATAGGCGTGTTCCGACTTCAGCTCACGACCGAAGATGTCCTTGCCAGTGGTTAATGCCACGGCGGGTTGGGCGAACGCAGGTGCGGCGAAGAACATCGCATTTGCCACGGCGTTATCAGTGTTGCCCCAGTGTTGGGCAGTAGTCATATCAACCATACCACCTACCTGTTCGGTCGCTGCGTCGAGGATGTTTCGCTTGCCCATAGCCACACCGACGGAGTTGTCAATCAGCAGTTTGAACCACCCCATCTCGTCAGGGATAGGAATTTGAATGTCGCCCAGTTTTACCGTGCGGTTGCGGTTGGCGATTTGGTAATACTTACTGTTGCCGAACTCGTCGTCATCCTCGCCGCCTACGTTGGCGACGGCTGCCATGAGCAGACCGATACCCATCAGTGCCATGCTGTTGCGACCATGCTTGGTCGAGAGGATTTGCGGCAGGGTCGAAAACGTACCTTGCATGACGGCGTTGTGGAACGAGAACATATGGCGAACCATGTTGTCCGCGCCGTGCTGTTGGAAGTTACTGGTAAGGTTCTTCGTACCCATGATGATAGCGGCAGCCTTGTCCGCGTTGACTGGGTTCTTGGCTTGGTCGAACAGGTCAACCAACTGCTCTGCCGTCACGTTGCTCGGTTGTGGGCCGAAGACGTGTTCGACATACGCACGGAACGCACCGAGCCGCATAGCGGTCTCCGGTGGGTAAGCGATGGTCTCTGCAACACGCGCAGTGATACCACGAGCCTTGCTCACGCCGGTACGCAACAGGTCCGCCTGCTGCGGCAGTCTGCCGGTCAGAGGGTTGGATGCGAACGCGTCGGTGTTAAGGTTGTCGCCGAACTGCATACCCGCACCGAGGCGTTGGTATGCCAACTGCCAAGGGTCAGTGTACTGGCCGCGAGCCGTGCCGAGGAACAGATTGTGCTTGTCAGGCGAGAACAGGTACTTCAATGCGTAGCCGATAGACTTCATACCAACCGCAGGGGCTGACTTGCTGTCAACGTACTGCTCGCCGATTGCGCCGCTGATATTCAGGTAGCCTGTCATGATGTCGCGCATAAGGCCGAACACAGGGTACGCTGGGTTCAACGAGGTCTTGAACTGGTTGAAGTAGTGGTTGACGCTACCAATCTTCGCCACTGCCGCGTGTGGTTGCTCTTGGCGCAACGCCTTGGCTGCGGCTTTCGACTTAGCCACGAGGCGGACAGGTGTGCCGTTGATATAAATCATGATACTGTCCTGCTCGCCCTTGTGACTGGTTTCCCAGTCCAGCACGTTATCAGGGTCGTCGAAGTTGTTGCGTGGGGACACAGGGTCGATGACGAAATGCTTGTTCGGCATACTCATTACCATCAGCGCGAACTGCGACAACTCGTTATTGGTAAAGGCAGTCTTAACCTCTGCTTCCCACACTTTAGCGGTGTTACCCAACACATTCTCTACCGCGCTGGCACGACCGAGCGCGTGGGCCTTAGAGTAGGCACTACTGTCGTCATCACGCATGGTAACGAAGAAGCCGCCGAAATCCACACCTTGTGCAGCCAGTTCGGGAAATACCAAGTCTAAGTAACCCTTACCACGATTGACGCGCTCGTAGTAATCTTTGTCGGTCAACACGCCACGTTCATGCTTCAGCTTGTTCACAATGCGGTTGGTCTCGGCTACTTCAGCCACAATCGAACCAATCTTATTGCGTTCCTCTACGGTCAAATTAGCCAACGCCTGTGCCAGTCTGATACCGCGCAGGTCATAAGTACCGGCGTTCGGGTCGGTGGTGTCGAGGTCTTGGAAGCGGTAGCCGGTCACGGTGTAACGCGGACGGCCTGTGGCTGGGTCGAACAACACGCGATTACCATTCACTTCCTGCCAGTGACCGAGCGACTCGTCGCTGCTCAACAGCACATCGGAGCGGACACGCTCTTCCAAGCCGTGCAGGATACGGTTCACTTTATCTTGCGAGAGGCCACTGTCGATGATGGACTGGCGCAGTTTCTCTGTGCGGTCGCGCAGTGACTGTTGGTTAGGGTTGGTACTGTTGAAGTTACGATGCAGGAACGCGCCGGCCTCACTCTTATCGCGGAGCAGGCGTGTGATGATGTTGGTCTGCTTACCGGTCGCATCGGCATACATCTGCTCCACAGCCATGAATGGGGTATAAATACTTACCCAGTGGGTACGCGCCATCTCTACTATATCGAGGAACTTATCCAAGATTGGTACATAGTTGGCAGGCAACTTCTCACGCAACCAGTTAGTCCAACGGCGCAGTGACGGAGACGACAAGCCCATCTGTTGAGCGCGGTTCAATACCACCAACTCTTCAGGTGTCAGGGCGCGGTTCGCCTCGGTGCTGTATGTGCTACCCTCGCGTCGCTCGTAGTGCGCGTTCGGGTATTGTTGCACCAACGCTTCCCATGCTTTGTGCATATCGAGGTCGATGTCGCCAGTGACAGGCTCTTCGTAAATGATACCTTTCGCACCAGTAGCATCATCATTCATCTCTACGCGGATGAAGTATGCGTCGCCCTTACGGACTTGCGAGATGATACCAACATAGGTATCCAAGTCGGAGGCGTTGTAGTAGCTGGTGTTCGCGCGTGACGGATAGATACGGATTTGACGCATGGTACGGCGCACATAATCAGCCTGCCCCTGTGGGTTGCTCGCTGGTGGTACTTGGTTGGCTGCCTGCTGCGCTGCGGCTACTTTCTGCGCGTGGGCTGCGGCTTGCTGTTGCGCCCGCCACTTAGGGTCTTTCCACGGGTCGTTGACCGGAAGCAGGGAGTTACGGATTTGCAAGCCCAGTTCAGTCTGTGCCTGCTCGTCGCCTGTTGCCAACTGCGACAGGATGTCGGCCTCGGTATTGCTGTCCAGCGCGTCGAAATCAGGATAGATGGAACGCGCTTGGTTATGGTAATAGTCGCTACGCGCCTGCGCTGCTTCAAAGCTCATGCGTTGACGGTAGGCATTCACTTGGTCGGGAGTACGGATACCTGCGGTGTCGTTCGGACGGCGGGCTGTTACCACTTTCAGGAAGTCTGCCACGTCACTGTCGCTGGCCTTGCGGTACTTGCCGGTCAGACGGGATACCACCTGTTTCAGGTAGCTCACGATACGAGATACCAAGCTGCTTGAGTTGGTAGAGCGCAGGGCGGCAGGGATGTCCATATCCAAGCCCCACTCATTACGCAGGGTGTTCCAACCGTCTTTCGTTGTACGCGCAGCATGAATCTCGGCGAGGGCTTCCTCTACCATAGACTGCTTGTCAATGTTGCCGTATCGCTCGCCGATACGCGCCATCAGTGCTTGTACAAACGGATTCTCTGCCAGTCGGTCCATGTGTTGATTGTAGTCCGCGCCGCGCAGCACTTTACCACGCAGGTTCACATCGACACCTTGGTGCAGCATCTCATGGGCTACGGCGTACACGAACTGCTGGTTAGTCATGTGCGGGTGGGCAACAACGTAAATGGTGTTCGGGTCGCCATCGACCACATACGCGCGGGCATTGCGGTTATGCAGGTTCTGACTGCGTGGGGATACCCATACCACGTTCCAAGCGATGTCATCGCCGAAAGCGTTACGCAAGGCGTTCGTACCACGAGTGATTGTCTGCTGTTCGATAGCGAAGTGTTTTTCCGCGTCGGACATCATATCCCATTCAGTCTGTATTCCCTCTTCTCCAGCACCCAACTGGTTGCGTACATCCATGTCGCCGAACAGGTCGCCTTGCACCGCTGTCGGTGCGCCGTGCTTCTGCATAGCGCGGGCCGTATCATGGACGGCTTGGGTAGCGTCAGGCGTTACCTCGGCGAAGAGGGTCAACTGGAGCTTTTTTGCTTCGGCTGCCGCACCCTCCTGCGAGGCGGCTTCTTTGGTTGCTGCACGAGATTCAACACCATCGGACAACGTGGCTTCCAAGTCATCGACCAACTGTTGTGCGGACGCTTCCGCAGTGGCTTGGTCTTGCCCCTGTTTCACATACATATCGGTCAGGCTGGCGACAGCGCGGTCACGGTAATAACCCACATCGGTGGGTTCGTCGCTTGTGAACGCTTCGATAAAGTTGTTCACTTCCACACGCGCGTTGGTTGACTTCACGTCTTTCATCAAGCGCATAACGTCTTTACCGGCAGCACCGGAGATACCATTATTCTCAAGCACTGTCTTGGTTGAGCGGATATTGCTGACGGCTTTGGCCGTACCATCGGTAGGGGCAGGCTGCGCAGGTGTCGGTGTCTTAATCTTCAACAGGTTCTTATCCACCCAAGTACGCGCCGCTTCGAGACGGCCTTGACGTGTGGCATAGCGCAACAACTGGCTGGCGGAATCCAGCAAAGATTTTTCAGTGGTCGTGTCCAGCGTACCACTCTTAATCAGGTCTTGGGCGCGTTCCAACTGACCGAGCAACTCGATGGTCGCACGGACACCTTGCGGAACATGAATGTCGCTACGGTTGAGAATGTCATCGGCGAAACGGAAACCGGCGGTCGCGCGTTCGGCGCGTTGTTCAGGCGTGAGCAATTCGTTGAGCGCAACTTTAGCCTGTTCGGTCTTGGCGTAATCAGCCAAGCGGTCGCCCATCGCACGTTGTTTGGTTGCATCAACTTCGGCTGCCATCTCTCGGTCAGCACGAGCGGCATCGGCTTGTGCCACACGCTCTTTGTACGCTTGCAACGCCAGTTCACGATATACGTCGTCAGGCAGGCGTGGGTCGATATTGCTTGGGATAGCCAGCGTAGGGTTAGGACTTGGCAAGGCCAGTGGTGCGGTAGGTTGTTGCGACTGCGCTTGGGCTTGTGCCTGTTGCAATGGGTCAACCGTAGGTTGCCCCTGTGGTTGCGCTTGTGTCTGTACTTGTGGTTGAGCGACACCCGCTGGGTTCTCAAGGTCATACCACATCTGACGGGCTTCTTGCAGTTGCGTCGCTGCCTGCTCATTATCTTGCAGAATGCGGTCAACGTTGGCACGATTCTCACGGTATTTTCCGGCGGCTTCAAAGCTACCACTCACAACACCCAGTGTCGCGCCGAGCGTAGCGGCGTTCGCGCCTGCCCGCATCACTTCTTTGATGTCGATATTGTTGGTATTGAATGTACCATCTTTGCCCAAGCCTTGGGTCGCTGCGCTTGAAATCATACCAATCAAGCCCTCTTCGAGACCCTCGCCAAGCATACCGCTGGTAAGTTGTTTCGTGCCGTTGAACACCGTAGACAGTTTGCCCGACTTAGGAACAAGCTGTGCGGTACGGGACATTAGGTACTCGGTCGCTTCGCCAAGCACATCGCGCGTAGCCTTAGACGCTGCGCCGGAGGCAATGTCATCAGCCACAGTACGCAGGGCTTGCTCAATAGTGAGACCACTGCCTGACAGCAGGGTTTGGCCCAATGTGGTATTACCCGCCGCAGCACGACCGCCCAAAGCGCGAGCCGCCGTACCCTCTACGGTGTTGAACAACCTACCACCAGCGTAAGTAATACCACCAGTCAGCAGACCGGTTGCCGCAGCCGTCGCCAGTGCGTCGTCAGTATATTGGGCTGTGTCTGCGTTGTACGCACCCTCTTGGCGCAGTACATCCATTGCGTTACCCGAACCCTCGATGGCGGCAGAGCGGGCCAACAGCGACGGATTCAAGCGTTCAGCGACAGGCTTCAGTACGCCAGTGGCACGACCGAGTTGTGTACCACTGGCACGGAGTACATCATCCGCCAAACCGAAAGTGGCTTTGCTTGCGGCCTTAGCCGTACCTTTAACCACACCTTTACCTACGGCAGCCACGCCTTTACCGACGAGGTTCAAGCCTTTAGCTCCAACCACAACCCCCAGTGCGGATGCCAGTTCGTCGAGTGCAGTGGTAGGTTTATCGCCGAGGGCAAGCAGGGTCTCTGCCACACCACTGGCTTCCGCGCGAGCGCGGGCCGCGTCCTTAGAGTAGTCGGACTTCAAGTCGCCCCACGCAGCGCGTGTTGCAACAACAGCGTCATCAATCTGCTTGTCCCAATTCATCTTACCATCGCCGAGACCGGTGTATTCCCATGCTTTCTCAAGTGCGTAGGTTGGACTTAGGAATCCCAGCACATCAGTGTAGCCTGCCTTATCCATGCGCTTCGCGCCCTCATAGACGGCGGTGTTGATGGTGCTGGCGAGGTCAGCGATACCACCCACGGCACTATCGGCCAACGAGTTACCAATATCGCCAACCGCGCCCCAAAAACCACGTTCTTCTGTATCAAACAGATGTTTATTGGTACTGGCTTTTGTCACTGCATCTTTTACCTGTTTCTTGATTTGGTCTTTTTGCAGGGCGTTCCAGTTCTCTTCTTTGGCTTTTGCGTCAAGCCAGTTGTCCAACACTTTGCGATTCCATAAGGTCGTGCCGTTCGGGTCGATACCATGTGTACCATAATTGAACTTGTCTGCGGAAGCGATAAACTCGTCAGCCCACTTGTTGCCGGTTGACATGGCAGCGGTGTCCGCTGCGGCCTGCTGTTGCTGGGCTTGCAACTGCGCTTGTTGCTGTTGGGCTACATACGCCGCCTGTTGTTGGGCGAGCGCGTCCTCCATCGCTTTCTGTGCCTCTGCGATACTGGCCTGTGACTGTTGTTGCTCAAGTGCCAACTGCTGACGAGCCGCCTCATTGTCTAAGGCGGCCTGTTGTGTCATCGCGGCTAAATTGTCCAAGTATGATAATGCACCAGTGTTGTATGGCATTTTTAATCCTTAACTGTAATAGGCTGCCCAGTTAGGCTTCGCCACATTGACGAAGAAGTCGTCTTTAATGCGCGGCTGGGTCGGGCGTTTCTCGGTCATTATAGCCTCAAGTTCGTCTTTACTCAAAGGGTCTAGTACGAAATCTTGTCTCGTAGTCGGCGCAGTAGGCGACGGAATTTTAGGGGTTACGATGGACTTGGCTGTCATACCACCCACTGCGCCTGCTGTTGATGGTAACTCGGTAGGCGCGGTCACACCGGTGGAAGCGGCGAGCATTCTGTCGAACTCTTTACCACTGCGCTTCGCTTGGTTGTATGGACTGGACGGCAGGCTCGCCCACACGTTGCCCAGCTTGGAAGCCGCACCGCGTATGTCGCCTTTGAGAATAAGTGGCATGACCCCGCTGTTTACCATCAAGCCGATGGCGGCGAGGTCTTGATTCATAGGACTGAAGTCGTTAAGCCCGTACTGGCGTGAGATACCATCCCACGTCTTTTGGATAATCTGATACCGACCGGCGGCGGTAGAACCCTGCTGCTTGCCGGAGTTATCGCTGAAATTCCATTTACCTGCGGCGCGTGGGTGGTCGGCGAAACTGGTTAATTGGTTCGACACCTTACCACCATACACGGCATAAGGGTTCTTCGCGTCGTATGTACCCTCGGTACGGGACAGCAGCGTCAACATCTGCTGCACATAGGGGTCTGCCCTATAACGCTCTAGGTCTTGTCGGGTAGCCATAATAGGTATTCCAATCTGCTTGCGCTACGTTATTGTAGAAGTCATCGTTGGGTACAACCACTGCGCCTGCGCGTGGTTCGGTAAGCGACAACAGCTTGTCCGCCATCTCTTGCTCTTTTACCAACTCGGCAAAGAAGTCCTGCTGCGCCGCTGGCTTGGCAGGCGCAGGAATATCAGGCGTTACCGGCGCAACGACCGCTGCGCCAACAGGGGCGGCTTGGGCGTAGTTACTCATATCGCCAGCAGGCGCGGTAGGCTCAGTAGGCGAGGCCATTGTTCCCGCTTTTGGCAGCCAAGAACGATGGTAGGCTTGGTACGCCGTACCATCAGGTCGCATAGCCATACCGTTCTTGATGACAATATAGTCCAAGTGTGGGCCGGTCGAGCTACCGGAGTTGCCGGTGCGCCCGATGACCTGACCCTGCTGTACACGGTCGCCAACCTTGACATTTACGTCATATAGATGGGACTGCTGGGTTATCACGCCGTCGTCACGCTGGATGACTACTTGGTTGCCATACTGCCACTTATTGCGCTTCTCTGTACCATCGTTCACGTTGACAACGTGGATAACCTTGCCCGACATAGGCGCGAGCAACTTTGTTCCGACAGGGACAGCAATATCCACACCTGCGTGACTGGTACTAGACTTCTGCCCATGAGACGTGGAGAACTGTTTGCGAGGGCCTACCCACGATGTGATTCGATAGGTGTTGGTCTGTACTGGTGCGCCCAGCCCTAGACCATAATCATAAGTGTACGCCGCCATAGCTTACTCCGTCGGAGAGGTTGGGCTGATATACATATCGGTCAAGGCTTGCATGATTTTCTCTTTGCTTGGGTGGCCGTCAGGCAACGCTTTCAACGTAGCTATCATGCTCTTCGCCAGTTGGCTGTCGCCGGTGTTTGCTGCGGCAGTAGCGCGTGTGTCGGCATTCTGTTGTCGCGCACCTGCATTCATGAGTTGCGCTTGTGCCGTCAGCTGTTTGCTGAAATTGGTAAGCGCGTTCTGCGTATCTACTGAATTTTGTTTACGCGCGGCGGCGATTTGCTCCGCCACTGCGCGTTGCGCGTTGAGACCATTTTGAATGTTAGCCTGTACCGCGTTATATGAAGCGGTTGTCGGGGAACTTGAACCATTAATCATGCCGTACATCGTGCCTGCGTTCGGCGTACCAACCACAACATTGTTCGCCGTAGTGAACACATAGTTACCGTCGCCGGTAGGTTGGGCGTGGTTGATACCATTGGTTTGAATGTCTGCGCCGTATGGGTCGCGTACCGATGTAGCCGAACCGCCAAAGTTGATGGCTTCTGTTACACGTCGTTGCTGTTCTGCGTCAATCTGTGGCAGGATTTGCGTCATCTCATAACGGTTAGCCAAGTTGAAGTCGCCACTCTCCAGCAGCTTGGACTGCACCGCCTGTTTCATCGCAAGGTCGAACGAGATACCATTTGCTTTGGCTAAGGCATGGGCGCGGGCGCGGAGGTCAGGGTCATTCATCGCGGCATACATATCGTTCACGTCCTGCGCCTTAGTCGCGGCAGACAAGGCCGCTTGGTTGCGGGCGTGTTGTCGATTCATCGCAGCCAGCATAGCGTTACTTACCACAGGTACTGCGCCTGTTGCGGCGGCTGCCGCATAACGGCGACCGAAGTCGATGGACGCGTCGCCGCCATCGAGGGCATCTACACCTTGCGAAGCGATGAAACGAATGTCGTTCTGTTGTGGGCGCAGCTTAGGCACATCAACGCGCGGCAACGCCTCGACCGAGACGATGGACTGCGGAGCAGCTACCTGTTGGGGCTGGGTCATGGAAGCGACCTGTTCTGTCGGCTGTGCTGCGGCTACGGGTTGCGCTACCGCCTGTGCCTGTTGTTGTACCACTGGGGCAGTGCCATTTGCTGCATTGCGAAAGCGTTGGAACACACCCATAGGGTCTGCCGGTTGGGTGTTGGGGTTCAGATACATTGGAACAGCCTGCGGCTGTGCAGCAGGTACGCCGACATAGTTAGGCGGCAGTTGGTACAAGGAATATCCACGCAACGTGTCGCCGAACTGCATAGGTTGCGGACGCTCTGCTGCGATAAACGGTGTGCCTTGAGGATTAACGGTATTAGGTGCAAACAACGGTCTGCCCTCTAAACCACTACCACGATAGAAACTTGGGTGTCCCACGGTCAAATTTTCAGCCATGTCAGCCCCCTATTAAAATCCAGTAAATTGATAGCCGTTGTCCACTACCGGCACACCCGTGTAGCCCTGCGGCGTGGTGTACGATGTCAGACCAAACTGCTGTTGTTGGTAAGATGGTACACGCTGCGGGTTTGTAACTTGAGGCGAGGTCGCCGCATAGCCGCCATACAGAGCAGGCAGTGTAGGCTGCGCTTGAGATGGGGCTTGCAAGGCTTTTGGTTGCGTAGCGGACAAGGTTTGTTCTTCGCCGAACACGAACTCTTTACCATTCTGTCCGGTGTTCTGATAGCTGCGGAGGTTGTCCTGCATATTTGCCATAAACATCTGCGCGGCTTGGGCGTTCAACGCCTGCTGTGCATCGCGGGAATCGAACAGGTTTTGCAAGCCTTGCAGACCGTAAGCGGACGCAATCGCATTGACCTTGTAGGGGTCAACGATTTGTTTGTTCTGAAATTCGTTAAACGCATTCTGCGTGTTCAAACCTTGCAGCATGGTGTTCTGCCACGCAGGACCAATCTGTCCCAACTGCGAGAAGAAGTTACCACCGCTACCGAACCCCATTGACGGCGAGTTCATACCGATAAAATAGCCTGCCATTATTCATTCCTCATAAGCGTCAGGGGCAACCGCTAATGCGGGCAGCCCATAATAGGTGTACGGGTCTTCACGGTCGGACACAAGGTCACGCACCATGTGCGTCGCTGCGTCGTATAAATCCCCGCGCGTAGGGTCAATCCCAAGCACAACAGTATCATACCATTCTTCTGCTTGGGGTTGTTCGGTTTCAGGAGGGAATAATCCCTCCATCGGGTCGTTGGTCCACATGACTAGAACAGTGCATCAAGTGAACTGTCGCCGCCACCGCCGCAGTCGTTGGCTTTAGCCGCAGCAGGTTTACTGTTCCATGCGAACAGGAGGCCGGTAATCATTGTCGCCAGTGTACCCCAGTCGGCCATAGACTCTTTCGCTGTTTTACGCAGGCTGTCAGCCAACCATGCAGCGTTCTGCCCGTGCGATGCCAACAGGTCTGCGCCCAACTTGAGCGAGGTCTGTGCGTCTGCCGTGTAGCTGGTGTACTGTTTAAGTCGTACATCAATCGCGGTGGTGTCGTAGGCGCGAGCCGTAGCATTACGGTTCTGCCTTGTTTTTTCCATAAGCTCAAATGTCTTCATCTTGAGGTCGGCATCAAATTGAAGTTTCTTCAAGCGTTCTTCCTCACGCAGCTTATTCGTCTGCGAGATGATGGTGTTCTGCGTAGCGACAGCCAACTGCCCGCGCACGTCACAATTCCAGCCGGTATTGTACCGGTTATTCATACGGCAAATCTTATCAAACTCTTTATGCGCCGCAGCCTCTGCGTCCGCCGTCACGCGCGTAAGGATACCATCGTAATCTGTCTGCCAGCCGCAGGCGGAGAGTTGGCAAATCTCGTCGGCCTTGTCATTGATACAAGGCTTCAACTGCTCGCCGTAGGCGTACTCAACATCGCCGCGTTGCCAGTTTAGCGTGTTGCGCTTGTCGAGGTCATCCATCGCCCCGTCCGCTTTATCACGCAGTTTAGGTACGCGGGCGTTCTCGGTGTCGGCCATCTCTTTCATCTTCGCCATCACGTCTCGCCATTTGCTCTCTGCGCTCTTGGCTTCCTTGATGACTTTCTGACTTGACAACTTACCGATGATGTTACCAATGACGGACGACAGCGCGAGCCAGCGACCATCATCACGCTTTGGTGGGCGTGGGTACTGAACGATATGCGGCGCGGTTACGGCGACGGAGTTCGTACCGGATGGGGCATTTTCCTTAATCTCTACCTTATTGTAGATTGGGGTATCTTCGGTCTTTCCCGCGTCTTTACCGCCACCTTTACCGCCACCTTTACCACTATTCTTGTCAATAATAGTCATACCATCTCCTATGCGTGACCGCCGTCATTCTGTAAATCGTTATGGGATTTTTGCAAGTGCAGCTCCCGTATTTCAATATCGCCCTCGACCATGAATGCCCACTCGATTGCCCGTCGGCGTTTCTTCAGCATTACCGGTGCAAGGTTACGGATAGGTCGGGTATAGATTTCCTCGCCATCGGCATACAGGCGCAGCACTACTCGTGGGGACAACTCCATCAGGTCAGCCATGTGTTCACGCGCTTCGGGGTGGGTGTCGAAGAACTGCACAGGGTCAAGGCCACAATGGGTGCGCTTCCACACGGCGAACTTAGTGCGTAACTGTTCAAGCTGGCGGTACTGGCGTGGTAGGTCGTCGCTGACAACCTTGAACACTGTCGGAAACCAATAGGCACTGTTGACCTCGATTCCTGACTTCCAACGGTAGCGCATAGGCTTATCGCCTGCGCCCCACTTGTACACGCCGGTATCTATCAACATAAGCATTCCGGTTTCGGGGTGGGCATACGCCATCTTCACACGCAGTGTCAGACGGCTAAGACTTGGGTTACGCCGCTTGTCAGTGGTTGGCAATACCAACAACAGCCCTTGACGGATATTGACGTAATCGTACCACATAAACACCCGCTGGTCGTAACCGGTAAGGCGCATAGTGTAAGGGTGGTAGCGTTGCCACTCGCGCTCTGTCATGTAGTCCTCGGTCATCATGTTCACTGACGTACCTGTGATACCAACCAAGCCGTTCTCGGCAGTGTAGTACACGCCGCCGGCGAGCGTACACCAACCGAACGGAGACAATGCAGGATACCAATACTCAAGCTCTTTGACTGTCGTCTGTGCGTCGTCTCGCACGTTAATGGTGTAGGGATAACCTACCGTACCGACCACATTGTCGAAGTGCGTGTCGCCCTCTACACGAGTCGTGTGCGAGGCGATGAATTGAATCTTGGACGGCATGGTTACGCGTGTCGCAGGCCGGTAAGCGTGGGGCAGTCGGGGTTCTGATACCCAAAACTGATTGTTCGTCCACACGATAGTCTGCATATTGCGTGTGAGGGCCACGCCGTCCAAACATTTGTTCGGCGGCAGATGGTCTTCCGTAGAAAGCACCTCGCCTAAGTCCTGCGGGCATTTGTCGTCGATAAACGTGTTATCGGCAATGACATCCTCGTCCACATAAAGCCACACCGCCTGACCGTCACTGGTGGTGGCGGAGCGATACCATCTACGTTTCACGGCGTTCTTAGGCGGTGTATTCGTATCGACCACGATTGCCCCGTCGCCGTTCTTGATGTCAACCAAGTTTGACACAGGGCTTGGTGCGCTCTCTTCGCCGCACTCATTCACATACGTTACGCGGTAGCCTCGCACTTCGGGGGCGTCGCCCCAGTCGGAGCAGTCAGATGACTGTTCCATATCCGCGCAACGGTCAGCCCACTTGGAGACACAGCCCCTGTTAGGGGCAACGGCGACAGTAGGTGCTTCGGCAGGCGGGTCGATACCAACAAGTGTAGGTCCTGTACCGGCGCGTACCATGCGTGAGGACAATCGGTGCAACTGCCCGTCGCGGACGAACAGCACTGTGTCAGCCCCTGCGCTCTCGCGCGGGTCGCGCACCCAATGCACATCTTCGGGGAAGCCGACCATGTAGTCGCCGACAGGGATTACCATCTTCGCAGAAACAGGAGAACCCCGCTCGTCAACCGCGTGGGCGAACAGGGCAGGGCTTCGGTGTGGGCGGAGCATACCGCCGTACAAATCAACGTTCTCGGCAAGCTGCGCGTTCCGCGAGCCTAACGCCTGCGGTTTTACTTTGGGCAGCTCGCCGCCGAAATCCAAGAATCTCATTAGAAGTATCCTAACGCTACGACCCCACCATTATGCACAAGCTCGATGACAGCTTCGGTGGAAGAGTTCGGGTTATTCATTACCAGCAGACCATTGTCGGGGATTTGCTGTCGCCCGCCCAACATCGCGCCATTCTTGCGTAGGTACACTTCGGCTTTTGCAGGGCCACCGATATACACTCGACCGTTGGAATACAGCAGCGAGAAAGAGGCCGTCTGCCCTTGCGGACCGCGTGGGCCTACGATACTACCGGCGTTGAGCTTATTGCCATCCGTCAGAGTAACTTCCAAGTTACCGTCAACCACATTCATATCGGCAATACCGACACCGGCTACGGGTTTCCATGAGCCGATACTGCGCTTCACGCCCTCGCCGTTTGTGATGTACAGAGTGAACGTGCCTGTGGCTTCATCGCGCTCCATGCTAATCGCGCCAGCGTCCTCGCCTTGCGGACCGGCAGGACCTTGCGGTCCTTGAGGGCCTGCATCGCCTTTCTCGCCTTTCTGACCTTGCGGCGGAATAATCGTACCAATGGTGTGTGTCTTGCCTTTGTTGTCAGTCCACTTCAGTGTGTTGGTATCGTCGATAGTAATACCAGTCACACTCACGCCATCTTTACCATCAGCACCGCGTTCGCCTTGCGGACCACGCCTGCCAACACCAGCTTCATCTTTACCCGAACCACAACCGCAATCGCCGCCCATATTCAGTTTGGTGCAATCCAAACTAAGGGTATTGGTTTCGCAGTTATAGACCAACGGGTCTTCGACATTCAGACCAATCTCACGCGCCAGTGCCTGCACATATTCCCGACCGGAATCGAGATAAGTCACGCGGGCATTACTGGAAATACAGTCACAAGGATTGGTGCGCTCAACAGTCAGGTCGTCGCCGTCACGCGCGATAACACGCATAGTCTCACAGCATTCGGTGTCGCACATCTTCACACTGACGAAGAAGTATTGCCCCTCTACCAAAGGAGGGAACGAATTGCCCTGATTACGCATCAGGTGCAGCACCGTGTCGGAAGACCCTAGATGGTGCGACGTGTACCCGTAACCCTGTTTATCGCAGGGCAGGGTCTGCAATCGTTGCTTACAGGCGTTCATGTTCTTCCTTAATCATCTGTTTGACGAGTTCACGCAGGATACTGGCGGTAACTTCCGAGCGCACACAACTACCAAAAGGGAATGAGGTTGCTGTCGTACCATGCTGACCGCGCTCGACGTGCAGGGTCAATGTGCCGGTGCGTTGCAGTTTTTCAGTGTGCGTGTACTTAACCACTTCGGTCATGTGACAGGCGGAGATAATGAGGTACGCATAATCGCCCTCACGCATCTTGTTCAGCTTGTCTGACAGACCATGCTCATTGGATACTACCAACGAGTTAGAGGTCGAGGCGAACGCGGCGGACAGGCGGCTGTCGATAAAATCAATATGGGTTACTTGCATTTCTTCTCTCCATCTACCGCTGTGATGCGGCCATCTTCGCCGATTGTGATGCAGGTGCTGCAAGACAAGCAATATGTGCCTGCGGCTACGGTTGTCGGAGTTTGACCCAACGCGCACTGTTTCGTGTACTCGCAAATCTGTGCAGGATTCCATTCAATCTCAATGCAACTGTTTGGACTCCACGTCTGTGCCGTGGTGTTGTCCTGACCGCGAACGACGTGCAGGGTGTCGCCTTTAACCGCCATAAGTTTGACGTGTTCGTACTTACCATTGCTACGGATAGTAGCGTAACAGTAGTCGGTGTCGGGGAGACGGAAGCGCAGGCCCTCGCCAAAACCCAAAGGAATCTCGGTCGCCTCGGCAGTCAGGCTCTGTGCCAGCTTACCGTGACTAGACCACTTACTTACATTCAGAGCCATTATCACAACCTCCGCACTCCGCTTCGGGAGCAGTCTGTTCAAAATCAGGCGTAGCAACACAACCCTCACAATGCGGAGGTGCTTCACACGGCAACTGCGCCAGCTTAACTTCTTCTGTTACCATGCGTGTCCAACAGCCGCGTTTGCGGAATAAAAGGGTAAAACACTCACGGTCATTCACAACCACATCCGCCTCGTAGTAACCGGCAGGCAGTTGCCTGAAATCTTCCGACCAAACGAAACACACGTTGCCCCTGTTGTCCGCACGGGTCGGGCATTCCTCTACCAATACACGGCAGTTTCCCTGTCTGCGGACTTTCAGCACTATGGCGTAAATATGCGCCGGTACTTTCGTGATGTCGCAGCCAACATACTGGAACAATGAGAAACAACGTTCGCACTCGTCGTCACTCAAGCACACCGCGTCTTTCGCACGGACTTTCGGCGGACACTTCGGTTCGCATGGGTTGTTGCACGGTTGGCAGGTATCGACACAATCGAAGTCAGGCTTCGGCGCAAAGCACCCGTCATCGTCATGACAGGTCGGCTTGAAGTTGTATAGGGTCGCCATACTTACCTCACAGGAAACAACCGCCGTGCATAAACATTGGTCGGTTGGTATGGTTTTGGAACTCTTCCGCGTGGGCGATGTTTATACCACGCAGAAACTCTTTGTTGTAATACTGGGCGTAGGCCGCCGACTGGCTGTCGTTTTCCATCGGAATCAGATACAGCGAAGCCAACACGCCGTTCAGAATATCGTTACGATACTTGCCGAAGAAGTGGTGCGGAATATCGCAGTCCTGCCCTGTCGGTGTCCATGAATAGACCACACAATACTTGCCGCTGCGTACACTGCCGCAACCCTCGAAAGAGATGGCAGGCTGTTCAAACTGAAGCTCTACCCAGTAACCGTTACCGAAGCGTTCTTCGGCAGGTGGCACGATACACCAATTACGGTCCAGCAGCGGGTGGCGGTCGGGGTCGTTGGTGGAATGCACAGATTTAATCTGAACGATAGTGCGACCATCAGGCAGGTCAATCACATAGTCATTCGTGCCACACTCTGCGTCAATATACGCTTCATCTTTCATCAGGTGTGTCTCACGGAAGAACCGTGAGACTGCGTTGAGAATGGCGTTCTCGATAAAACTGCTGGGCATATTGGGGAACGTAACGAGGGCTTGATTCTTAAGCCAGTCAAACCAATTCATTTCTTAGCTCCAATCCTCAACTCAGGAACGCGGGTAACGGCGTAGCGGTTGCTCGCCTGCTTCGCTTCCATACCCAACAGGGTAAACGCATTATTCCAGTGAACGGCACTGCGGTCGCGGGACGGTACGCTCTCGGTGTCAACACCCCAAGCGTAATACAACATAAGCTCGAAAATCACTGGGCGCAACTGCGAACCTAAATCCACATCAGAATCGAGGCTGTCAATCTTAGGCGGGCTGAAGCACATCAATTCCAACGTGCCGGTCACGCCGTCAGGTACAGGTGGGTCAACGTACAAGATGTTGTTGTCGTTGGGGTCGTAGCTCCAACTGTCCATCTTGTAATCAGAGGACGAGGCTTCCGCGTGGCAGTCCTTGCACCCTATCTTACCAACGAGGTGCAGTGCGTTCTTACTGGTTTGGCGTGGAAAACTTTTCACACGACCTTTGCTATCTGCTTGGCCCAGCACGGACGACACATCATGACACGCTTCAGGTACGGTCTGCAGACTGCCTGCTACCAATGGCATGGACGTGCGCTTGATAAACTTCTCGCGCTGGGCGTTCGCAACAATCTCCACCGCCAACCGGAAGTAGTGCAGTAAGTCATCTTCCGTCCAATGCTCGAACGGGAAATCAGGGTCTTGGTCAACCAAGTAATTGCTTACTTCTTCGACCAGTGCGCGGGGAGAAATCATTACTTACCTTTCTGTGAATTAGGCAACACCGCTTTCACGGCGGCCTGTGCCATCGGCACATGGGGCATAGCGTTCTGCGCGGCTACATCGGCTTCACGCTGGGCAACTGCGGCTTCCGCTTGTTCCAACGTTTCCACAACTTTATCTGAACCATCAGGGTTCAAACCTTGAGCGACATGGAACTTCGCCCATGACGCATTCACTTCTTCCTGTGTGTACAGCGGAGTCAGTCGCTCACGCGCTTGGTCGGAAAATCGACCACTTACCACAGGCAATGATACATAGCCGGTTTCATCGGCGTAGGCAATAGGAGTATTACTTGGCATTTTTATGTCCTTGTTTGGGGTATAAACGCCTTGATTTTAACGTACTAAAAACCCCACCGCAAGGGTGGGGTTTGGTTATAACCGTCTAGGTTACATACATTCAGGTTCAGGGTAGGTGCTGTCGCAAGCAGGCTCGCCACAAGTGCAACCACGAACGTCGAGGAAGTCAACCACTTCAACGAACGCAGAGATACACGCAGCGTCGATACCGCTACCGTCAACAACGGTCATACGGATAGAACCATTGCTGCCCAAGTACGCGCCCAAGCTGGTAATCGCAGTGGTTGCGCTGTCTTTCTTGGTAACTTTACCATCGCCGTCAGAATCTTTTTTGGTGCTGGACTTGGCGTTTACGGCTTTGCCGAACTCCAATACAGTGCGACCGATTACAGACAGGTCGATTTCTTCGGTTTCGTCAACCAAGTTTTCGCCGTCATACAGACCGAACTTCACTTTACCGGCAGTGGTAATTGCGCCTTTTTCATCACGCGCACCTGCTTGTTTTTTGTTGTGAACAACCAACGCGTCAACGCGGCTGTCCGCAGACAACAAGTGGGTGTGTACGATGTCGCCAGTGGCGAAAGAGCCTTCCATTTCACGGAAGCGTGTCCACTCGCCTGACGCGCCGTCATACTCGAACGGCACAACGAAGTGACGGTTTGGCAAGTGACCGGCGTAGCGTACCAATGGGTTGCTGTTGTCGGCAATACGGGAATGACGATAGCCTACATGACGGGCATCGCCACCCAAGAATAACTTGAATACTGTCATGTCAATGCTCCTTATGCGGCAAAGTCAAGAGTTGCGTACAGGGTAGTGATGGCTTCAGGATATAAAACCTTGAAGTCGTACACTTGCAATGTGCGCCAGAACTGACCGAAGTGGTTGGCAACTTTTTCGATATGTTCGTTTTCGGTAACTTGCATTACGAAACCAGTTGCGTCTTTGCGTCCTGCGAAAATGGTGTAAGCGATACGGCCGCCCTCGTTGCGTTGCGGCATATTGTTCGAGAAGATAATCTCGAAGCCCAACACGTTAGGGATTTTAGTACCCAAGATGATGGACTGTGAAGTACCGGCGGCGCAGGCGTTAGTCAGGATTGGGTTGGCGAAGAACAAGTCCATTGCTTCGACTGGCAACACAACGTACAGACCATTGGTGTCCACATTTTGCTCGGACAATACGGTACGCATTTGAGACAGGTAGCGAACGATGTTGTCTTTAGTCAGAACAACAGGCGCACCAGCCGCACCAAAGTCAAAGGCGTGAGAACGACGACCGGCTTTGCGACCACGGTTGCAAGCGGCAGCAGCCAAAGGCACTTCGGTCAACACTTCAGTGTCGATGCGTTCTGCCAGTTTTTGGGTCACGTCGGCTTGGTATTCTTTCAGCAACGCAGGCAGTTCGTCGATAGAACGTGAATCCAGTTTGTCCAACTTGATGTTGGTGTACAACGCACGGTTCACATTCATTGTGATAATGCTGGTGTCGAAAGTAGAAACTTCCAACTCCATGTTTTTGATGTACTCAAAGACTTCGGCTTCAGGAGCGCGGCGGAAGATAACCTCGTCGCCCTTGTTGCGGATTTCTTTTGGCACAATGTCTTGGCTGGTAATCAAACCGCTCACAGTCATTCGATTGAAGCGTTTTAAGAAGCCAGCCGCATATACTGGTTTAGTCAGCGCAGACACCAACTGTGGGTAGCCACTCGCCGCTGCCAGCAAAGGTTTGCTCTGTACAGGCATAATTTTACCTCATGTTAAAAGAGTGTTAGTCCATTACCGCTACACCGTTGAGTAGCGCAGTGTTCCAAGCGTCTTCGTATTTAGCGAATTGCTCAGGCGACATTTTGCCATTGGAGAAGTCTTGCAGGGCGCGGTTATACGTTGACAATTTCATGCCACGTTTTCCTTTAGGCTGGGCGGCGGTAGCCTGTTGGGAATAGTTGATTGCATTGCTTCGGCCAGGCGCGGTCAGTTGCTGTTGCGGAACAGCTTGTGCAGGTTTGAATCCTGATAACAAATCAACAACGGCATCTACGTTGCCTGCGGCTTCTGCATTCTGTACCAAAGCAGCGCGGGTCAAACCGCCGGTGTTCGGTACAACTGCATTGTAATACTGTGCATATTCAGCAGTGTTAACGGCATCACGCAACCACGGTAATTTCGCTGCGATGGCTTGGTTGTACTGCTGACGCGCGTTGAGGGCGCGGAGTTCTTCTTGCTGTTGCACTTGCGCTTGAAGCGGCTGAACGGTCTCGTCGAACTGGCGGGCCAAAGGATTCAGGCGTTCGGCTTCAAGGCGTTTGGCAATCTCGACAGCTTTACGCGCGGCAATCGCCTCGATAACAGGCAGCGAACCGGCGTAGGCTTCAAGTTGCTCTTTAGGTAGTTCAGGGATTTCGATACCCTCATACCACGGTTTTGCTTCCGTTTCGGTAGGCTTCTGCTCATAAGCGCGAAGTTTCGCTTCCAACTCGGCTACGCGGTCTTCATTCGATTTCTGCGAAGCAGCAAACTGTTGTTGCAACAGTGCTTGATTTTGTTGGAGCAGGGCCGCGATTTCCGGAGTGATGGTCGGTTGCTGGCGTGGTGCTTCGGTTTGCTGTGGCGGGTTTGCCGCAGTACCTACATCAATATTACCATCATCGGCAACGTAATCACTTATATCGTCATAGATTTCATCGTCTGCGGGCAGGATTTGCTCCTGTGCAGGCGCGGGTTGTTGCTCCGGCGCAACGCTTGGCGCAGGATTTTGCTCTACCACTGGGGCGGCTGTGGGGTTGATACCGGCGGAAGCCAACGCTTCTTCGATACCAAAGTATGAATCGGTAGGCATAGGTTATTTGTCTCCAGTTTCTAAAAGGTCAATGACTTTCTTCAACATGACAACCTGCCCACGTTGGTGGTCGTCCGCTGTGCGTGTTTCATACAACTCGCGCTCAATTACCAGCTCTTGTTCGAGCAAAGTAATCAAAGCCTCAAAGTCGCGGTTTGAACGCAGGCGAGACAACCCATCACGAGCGGCAGCTTGGTCGTCAGAAGAAATAAGTCCAAGTCGTGTACGATGATTCATATCATTTCTCGCAAGACGAAATGTGGTCGAAGTACAGGGCTGCTGTATCACTTACCACACCATCAGGATAAATACGGTAATAACCCGCCATGTCAATCATGACTGGGTTATGGTTCATGTCGAGTGTGATGACTTTGCCGCATGGAGAGAAAGGAATATCCTTTGAATCTTCCATAGCGCACTCGCTGTCAATGACGCGGTGGACGATGAATTTATCGCCCTCTTGCAGGTCAACACCGGAGACCACCACGGCACGGCATGGGGTCACTAAAATAGCTTCAGGCTTCTTCATTCTAATTCCACCTTACCCGTGAACAGGGTTTCCAAAATATCCTTAACCGCAGCGACACGCATACGGTTTTCTTCGGAGGCAGTCTCGGTCTCGTTGACTACGCGGCTGTCGTCCAGCACTTTCAACAAGATTTCTTTAATCGGCGCAGCATACGCCGAACGCTGAAAGCCCATCAAGGTACTGGCTTCTTTGCGGCTCAACTGAATCGCACGGCCTGTACTTTCGGGCAGGTTAAGACGGTTCGCACTCATGCTACACCTTACTCAAGTAAATGGAGGCGAAGCTGTCAGTGACAGGTTCTACCATTAATGTTAAGTCAATCACATCGCCTATCGCAAGCGATGCAGCTTCTTGTTTGCACACAGTTATATCATAAGTGCCTGCCGGTAGCAAGTGAGAAGCCCCGCAGCCCAAAGGGAACGGGTACTTAAACTCACTCACATCACAGCCGCTAGGGCATTCGACCACGCGTTCTACTTTAAGTCGGACACAGGGCGTACCCTCGTCCGACGTTGCCGTATGCAACATAAACGGCGTAGTCACAGGGCCGATACGCACAGGCATCGCCTCCTCGATGTGCGGATACAGTTTCGAGGAAGAACCAACCTCAATCGGTCTTCCCTCAGCCACCATAGTGATAACGGTCGAATCACACTTAGATGTAATCATAATTAGCCTCCGTTGGCGGCAGCAATAGCCGCTTCAGCATTAGGACTACGCCCCTGTAAATCAGGAACGCCACTGGCGGGGTTTTGCGGCATAGGCTGACCTGTAAGCTCGCCGAACGCTTCTTCACGGTCGAAGTCGGGGAAGATACCATCGGTGGACAAGCCTTTGTTCTTGAACATGGTGTACAAGATACGTTGCACCGCCGTAATCGGAACGACGGGCTGTTGGGTAGCTGGGTCAACCACACCGACCATGCTGGAGATGGATTGCAACGCCCATTCGAGGTCGCCGTTCTTACCCTCTTGCTCCATCAAGCCGGACACGCCACGGGCGTACACGCGGATGTCGCCACGGATGTCAGGGTCGTTACTGGTACGAATCTCGTAGTTGATAAACTCTTGAACCACCGGCTCAATCAGGCCGGACTCAATCATACGCAGTGCCTGCTTAATGGCTTTGGTGGACTGGTTCAAAATGATGGACACACCACCAGCGGTACGGCCAAGCGTACCCAAGCCCTGCGGCGAACCAAACGCCACACGCGGGATACCAATCAGCTCGTAGCCGTAACCCATAAACTTATCGAACAGGGCGACAAGCTCGTTGGACAGCGACGGCACAGTATAGAAGCGGTAGGCAGGTGCGCCGCTACCGAACGTATCTTCCTCTACCACACGGATGGTGTGCGGAATGATTGCGTTCGGTGCATGGCCGTCCTTGACCGCGCCCTTGCGTACCTCGCCGATAGGACCACTGGAATATTGCATATTGCGCACCAAAGCACGGACGGAGGCCGTACACACACGCTGCGTATCGCGCAGCTTCATCGCTGGGGACGCACCCCAAAACGAACTCGGCACTTTCTCGAAGCAGGCTTTGTAGAACGGACGGCGGCCCAACGGGTCAGGGTTCAGCAGGCACTTAATCACTCGACCGCCTACGACCCACACCTCTGCCTCGGACGCACCATTCATTTCCTCTTCCGCGAACTGGATACCATACTCGGCGAGCAGGTCGTTGCGGATACGGCCATAGTAGCCCAATGCGTCAAACGCATCGAGGTCTGTCTTATCCCCGATGTCGGTGTCGGAGATGTCGTCGTCATCCACAGAGCCATACGGTAGGGGTGCGCCGTTCGGGTTCGCCTCGAACACTTCGGCAATCACATCCTCGTCATAGCCTGCGGCACTGCCCAACTGGAGCAGCTCGTTGCGTGTCAGGCGACGGCGTTCAATGACGTAATCCGCAGACTGAATGTCGGTTGCATAAGGGGCGGGGAAGAAGTCGAACGGGGAAATGTTCTCGACCTGACGCACGGTCTCGGTTGTAGGCGACACGGTTGTACCGTCCCAACGCATGACGGTGCGGGTGTTTACCGCAGGGGCTTTCATAATCGCCGCCGGATAAATGCAGAAGTGGTCGATGAAGTCGATAAACTGCGCCTCCCAGTCTGCGTCGTACAGACGGTCGGCAATGATGGTACGCAGTCGGTCTGCCGCCACACTCGCCTTGCGGTTCTCTTCAAGCTGTATAGCTGCCCGCATCTCGGACACTTGGGCGCGTACTGCATTAACGTCGCCGCCGTTGATGGCGATGAATGTCTCAAGGTCGCGTTCTACTTTCTCAAGCAGGTTCGCTTCCACGTCTTCCGGTAGGTCAACCACCGGTGTAGCGTTAATGGTGTAGGGCTGTGCGGTCGAGCCGACGAAGATGTCGCGTATCAGACCAACAATATTCTTCACGATGGGGGAACTAATATCCATAACGATGTCAGGCCCGTCCCCCGCAGGCGCAGTTAATGGCTGCCCATTCATCAACTTGAGGCAGTCCATCATATCGTTATAGTGGGGCATCTTGGCTTCACGAGCCTTACGGAAGCGTGAAACGACCATATCGCCCAGCGTGTCAATAAGGCTCTCGTCCATACTTAGCCTCGTGCAGTGCCGTTGGACGCGCAACCGGTGCGTTTACCGTTGCAACGTGCTTTCTTGGTAGTCATGACGACCTCCTTTGGTTGTGGTTAATCAAACAGTGTGTACCCCATGATACCAAAAAATAACCCGACTGTGGAAGTCGGGTTAGTAGACAAAATGAATAGAAAGTATGTATACAGGTATGTACTATATAAAAAAGAAGCCCGCCTGTCAAGGCGAGCGAAGTGTTGATTTCAAAGAATGGATGAGCCGGTAGTGTACCAAAAAAGAAGCCCACCGTACAAGGGTGGGCGCAAGCCGTTGGTTTGCAGATTAGACCGTCAGGGAGTAAAAAATGAGCGAAATCAGAAATCACAACGACTATGCCATACTGTTACTGTATCTGTCAACACCACTCTATCTCTGTCTCATACTGCGTCACGTCATCGTCGCCGGTGGACATGACTAATAACAGGCCCATTGATAAATATTGTAAACTATCACTTAAGTCACTAACCCAGCCGACGTGGGACTTGGTAGGTGTGTCTGCGGTGCGCCCACCGCTGCGGTTCTCATATATGTAGTCGGCGGCCAGTGCTTGAATGAGGAAGCGGCAGTTGTCGCGTATGAGCAGTCGCGGCTTGCCGCCCGTACCGAGTGATGACATGAAGCTGCGCACCGCAGCCAGTCGAGGCTCTAGCTTGTTGCTGCGTGTCGGCGCGACGATAGGCACACCCTCTTTGCGAAGCACGTCGAACGGAGACAGGTTGATGTTCTGACCTCCGACCATACCGGCTGGGTCGCCGTAGGCCCTGACGCATATACCGTTGGGGTAGTCCCGCTTGAGCGCAGGCCGCACCGTAGAACGGTAGAGCTGCTCGACGCTCATATCCTCGCCCATGAACTCGTCCAGTACCATGAGTGTACCATCCGACAAGAGTGTGCCGACGATGCAGACCGGTGTGCGCCCGAAGTCGAACGCAAGGTAGTAGTCGCGCAGCTCTTTGGTGTTGACCCGCGCGGCGGGGAACGTATGCACGTCCCGATGGAACTCAGGGAACACGACCTTGCCGTGTTTCACATCCGCGAACTCGCCCAGCACATAGCTCTGAATCTTACCCATGTCGGGGTCGGCGAGCATGGCGTAGTAGTAGCCGTACCCTTGAGCGAGGTTCTGAATGTTCTCCGCCTCCGGATTGGGCAACCACTCGTCGTTGGGGTCGTGGCTGTTAGGCCACCCTGCTGGGGGAATAAGGGCCGGCGGCTGCTTGAACATCTCTACCAACTTCTCGACACCCATCTCCCTCGCCACTTTCTCGAACTGCGCGTCGCGCTCGCCGAGATACCACTTGTGCAACCACGAGCCTTTGACCGGACCGTTGAACACACCGATGATACCCGTCCTATCTACCTTACCTTTCGTACCACTGGGGTAGCGACCGAGACGGCGCACCAATGCGAAGACCACGCTCTCCGGCATCAAGTTCAACTCGTCACACAATACCATTGTGGGTTCAGCACCCAAGAGCTTGTCCTGCGCGTCCTCACTGTCGAGGGCGAGGAACTGCACCTCCATGTCGAGAGCCGTACCATCTTGCAGTCGTGCGCGTACCCTCCCGAACGGCTGGCTACCCTCCGTGACCTGCAACAGCGGACCATACATATTCTTCATGGACGGAATGGTGTTTGATTTGAGCAGCGCGTAGGTGTTCCGCACCACCAAGGCACGGAAGTAGCGGGTATTATCCAATGGAGAGGGGGTCTGAAGCAGCGCGGAGCGCAGCAGTTCCATCAAGGCCCATGAGGTCTTACCACTGCCAGCACAGCCTACCACGAGGCGAACCAGTGCCTCGGACATCGACGCGCGTTTGAGGGTGGGGTACTGGTCCAGTGCGAAACCGATATTAAGGCTGCTCATGCTCGATGACCTCCATAGGGGTTAGTTGGGCGACGGAGGGTGGTGTCATGCCACTGCCGAAGTTGACGTTGAGTACCATACCGCTGAACTGCTGCTCGTTGCGGGGTTTGATGTCGGCGATTTCGGCAATAGCGGCCATAGCTTTGAGCTTATCAGAGGTTTTTTCTTTGGTGCTGCGGGAAAGCTCGAACAGGTCGCGCAGGTTGGATTCCGACATCAATTTAGCTTGGGCGCGGAGCAGGTCTGTTCTACCATCGCCTATCTTGTCTCGGTATGCCGAGACCCTTGCGTTGAAGTCGGGGTCGTCGAGGAGTTTTTTGATGTCGGAGGGCGAGAGGTCGTAGCCTGCGCCGATTTCCTCTTCGCTATATAATCTGTTGGCGGTCAGCACCGCGAGGTCGCGGGCCAAAGAGTCTAAATCTATTGTCATTGGGATACCATCATGGACGGAAAAGTTTATCAGGGGGTCACATTCCCTCCTTATACCACACATGGGGACGGCTGCGTTTTTACCAACTGCACGTTCCTCGCGCCAAACGATTTCGGTAAGGGGTGTGTCTTTAAAGACTGCAACTTCGAGCGTTGCTGTCCACCTTATTATAATAACCGCTGGAGCAAAGTCGGCGAGGGTGGTGTCGTGGATGGAGGGTACTGGGACTACGTTACATTTGGAAAGGATACCACACTCAAGAGCGGAGGGGGAGGTTCGTACAGTATGGAAGAGGGTGTTACCAAAGACGCTGGGGCTAAGACCAGTGGTAGGGGTATTGCAGTTGAGGGTTCGGGCCATATCGTTACCGGCAAGTCGGTGTTGAAAATGGGCGACGCTCTGTGCGAGTGCGAAGACCAGTGGGATAAAGATATATATGAGAAAGGGTACTTGGGTTTGGATGATACCGGAGCTAAAGTTACCATCGAGGAGGGCAAGTGATGGAAACATACTTTACTAAAGTGAATGTGCAGGCGGACAGGTATATAGTTGGGGCAGATAGGCCTACCATCATTATTGAGAATGAAGAGGTAGATGCGAACGACGGATGGGTTAAATCAAATGACGCTACCAGTAAGGTAAGGTACAGACTTGACGATGACTGCTCATGTGGATAGTATGTCGCTGTCGGCGACCAATGCAGCGGGCGGCACTCGTGTCATTGGGGTAGGTTGCCGATACTACACCACGCTTCGGCGTGGTGTTTTTATTTTGCCATTGCCCATGCCACGCAGGGGCAATAGAAGAACGTAGGATACATTGCCCATGCCACGCAGGGGCAATAGAAGAACGTAGGATACATTGCCCATGCCATCACTGCATACAAGAGGGGGCTGTGCCATCTTCGCATATAACAGGTGGTTTATACCATCTCTGCTATCGTTGCGTACAAGAGGGGGATTATATAACCGATGCCGACCGTTGCCACTTTTTGTGGGACGTTGTGGATTGTGTGCGACTACCTTTTTTCTGACGGGGGACGGCATCGCTCCCGTGTTCCAATAGGGGGGATATATAACTCCGACTCTATCCGCCATCAACAAAATTTACACCGCCCTGCTCCGACCTCCATCACGCGCCGAAAAATAAAACGGCTTTAAAAATAAAACGGCGCAAACAAAAGGAAAGTAAAATAAGATTGCGGGTATCTTGCTTTGCATATAACCTACACGCTATCCAACGTCCACAATATAGCACCGCTCTTAAAAATAAATCCGTCCTTACATCAAAAATCATTAACATCTATAATGAAAAACAAGAGAAAAAATCGCGTATCAAAAATAAGACGGCATTTACAAATAAGACGGCGGATATACGTCGAAAATCGCTAAATAAGAATCAGATTATATAAAAGGCTTACTATTAACAAAGGGTTTATACGATAAATGGCGCGTTATACATATTTGTTAAGGAATGTTAAAATAAAAGAATCCCTAGGCAAGGGCATATAAAAGGTAGGATATATAAAACGCCTGTTAGCAATCGGCGAATTATATAAAACGTGGTTTATATTAGAAGTAATTTATTCGACCCCTCACTATTCGGTTAAGTTATGTTAAGTCATTGAATTTAAAGGGAAAGGTTAAGTTGTTGATTTTAAAGGGAAACTGAAGTATGCCACGTTCAGAAAATCAAATAAAAAGGGGGTTATTTTACGGCGATATAGTGGCGCGGTTATGTAATACCATGATTTTGAAGAGAAAAAAAGAGAAAAAAAAAAAGAATAGACAATATATATATATAATAATATTATTTATTATTTATTTAACTTGTTTGGTTTTTTTTAACCGTCGATTTTTTTTTTCGAAAAATTTTTTCCATCTTTTTTGTGGCACGAATCCGACCACTAGACAACTTTTTTATCCCCCGTTTTATATGTTTTTCGTTCATTCCCAAACAAACATTTCTTTACACATTTCCTTACATATCTTAATCAAATAAGCCTTGACTTATTCCGCCCTAATCCGTATAATTCACTACATCAATTAAGCAACAGCAAACGCTTTGCTTAATCATTAGATGGTATTTTTACGCCGTCTATTCCGCTCTTTAAATTTTTAGTTTGCAAGTCAAAATAACTCTTGACTTATACGACAAGCTAGGTTATAATGCGTTCATTAAATAACTCGCTCTTTAACTGATTGCTTGTCATAAAGCCTGATTTATATCATAGGCTAATATTGATTAACCCTACCGCGTGCAAAGGTTTCTACTCTCAATGGCGATAAGCCCTGAGAGTCGTATATGGAGCTATTGCGCCCATTCATAGGGCGCATTTAGGTTATTGATACAAGCCGTCTTGCTTGACGGCTTCAGTGAGTAACCTATTATCCTAAAGGACAGAATCATGAAGAAACATCAAATCCAAGCTATTGCCAAAATCCGTAAGCTCTTGACTGACAACCTGCATACAGGCTGGGCGATGGTAGATACTATCAAAACCAATATAGATGACACTATGGCCTATGAAATGGAAAACCTCATGGACGATGGCCGACAAATGGTACAACGAATCCGTATCTATGATACCGCGACTGATGAATATCGTGAGTTTACTGCACCTTACCTTATTGCATCCGATGATTTCCGTTTTTCTGATATTGGTTTGGACGAAACCGTTTTCCGTTCCGACCCGCGATTGGGATATGGTATCAATAACCAATCCAGAATAGGCGCGAAATCCGCTTGGATTGTGGACTACAACACCGCCGAACACGGCAGATGGTTTGTATTGGTATCATATGCCACCGTGATTGGTGCGTGCCGTGTTGGTTGTGGGCGCATCTATCTGACACCGAAAGCGCGGAAATACTCAACGACAACCAACCGTCATATTTCCGCGTTCAAAGAGTTTATCGACACCACAATCGAAGCGCGTTCGTTCTTTGAATACGCCATGTTCTAACCCTCACCGCCCTGTCGGACAGGGCGGTACACATAAGGAAGCCTGAAAATGGAATTTGTAAAGTACAATCAACTCTTGAAAATCCGCGTGGAATACGACCAAGACTATGGTCAAATTGGATTTAACGACTTTATTGAAGATAACGGCCTCGAACGCTTATCAGATTGGGAATGGTTGAAATTCGGCAATCCTGAAGCCATGCACTATACCTCCGCCGACCTGAAGCATGACGAGCGTGTAATTGAAGAGTTGCTGTTATTGCGCCATGCGATTGGTAATACGTTTATGCCTGCGTTGACACTTGAAGAGGGCGAAGACCTCTTCGACCAAGTCCGTGAGGAAGATTGGGACAGTGTCAATTTCGACACTGCACGGCGTGGTTTGTTGTCCGTAAACCATCTTGACTGGTACGCGGGTATCAGCTTTTGGGATGACGTATCCGCCGAATTGCGCCCTTACCGCTACACGGTACGAGGCCATTCTCAAGGCGATGTTGCCAATCTGTACCTGATTGGTATGGACGAACACGAAGCCGAAAGCATAACCAAAGAGTTTGAGCAGTATGCCTATGATTGCCCCTACCAATACTCCGTTGCGCTTATCGACTGCGAAACAGGCGAAACCATCACGGATGAATCTTTGGGCGGAATCTATGACGATACATTCGACCTGCGCTATCTGAAATGTGAGCTGAAAGCGACACTCAACGGCATGGGAGAAATCCACCCTGAATTACGCGATAGCGCATTGGAAGCCGTCGCGGAAATTGACTATATCGACATTAACCAATAGAAAGGAAACCGAAAATGCGTATTGAAATCAATGGTAAAACATGGTACGACCTGTCCGATTTTGATGATTACGAAGAAATCAAAGAATTGGGCGAAATCACGGGAACAAGTGGCATTCCTGACTGTATCGACCTTGAAAGTGATTGGGATACTATCCGAGAGTATCTTGGTTTGACCGATTACGCCCAGCAAATTGTGGTGGCCTATGCTGAAGCGACCAACGTGTTCAACCCAGTAGAGGCACTGGAAGCCTACATTGGGCGATACGCCACGCCCGCCGACTTCTGCGAAGAGTTTTGCGAAGAGGTTGATTCTGAAGCGTTGGAAGCCTTACCCAATTATCTGAAATTCTGTATCGACTGGGAAGCAGTGTGGGATACCGCCCTGTGTCACGATTACTTTGAGTATAGCGGTTATTATTTCCGCAATGTGTAGACAAAGCCTATTTATCCAAGCCGTCAAGCAAGACGGCTTCAGTAAGTGGACTACCTTATATACATGAAAGGAAATCAAAATGACAACATTCCATGACAACCGCATGGCGTTTGAACAGTTCTTTATCGCTTCAGGGTATGGTGATGAATCCGACTTAGACTTTTACTGTCTGACAGCCGAAGAAGAGAAACTTTACCCTGAACGGCATGGGTTTTTGGCTTACACGTCTAAAGAAGTTAATGAGCTGTTCGGCTTCTTCATGGCTGGTTTATGCTACGGACGACAATAAAAGGAAACCTATCATGCTGAAAGATTTAATCCAAACAACCGAGCCTAAAATTTATATCTCCGTGTTCGATGATTACGCGGATTGTTCAGATGATGAAACACCTATGCGCTATTGTTCAATTCAGTGGGTGTGGCAAGATTCCGCCGACAACTGGGCATGGTTGGAAACATTGGGTCTCATTAACGAGCCTGACGATGACGGCCATATCGCTATTGAGTCTATCGCTTATAACTTTTCCGACTGCACAGGCGGATTCAGCCGTGAGATGACGAAAGAGGAAGAGTGGGAGCTTGACGATGCCATGAGTGCGAGTGCGAGCAAGTACAGCCCCTTGTTTTACCCTTATAACATGGAGATTTTGTGATGGATACTATTGAAAAACTGATTGAATTTTTGCATGACCCTGAAGCCAAAGGCTTGATTCTTGGTAACAACGGCTTTCGCGCCGAACGATATACCTTTTATACCATTGGTATATGGTATGAGGGCGAAGTGATTTGTAAGATTGAGCGCGGCATTTTGCAACATGGCCTGCATATATTACGCCCAAAGCGTAAGGAAGTGTGCGACCGCCTGACTGAAGTGTTGCACCTGCTGGGTTTGACGGCCTTGTCTGTCAAATGGTTTAACACCCGTGCGCAAATTCAGCGCAAACACAAAGGCCATACAGAAGCTGGAATGAGTATGACTGGGCCTATTGAATTGAAAGTAACCGTATGAAACCAACTACCTACACTATCCCTGTTAAGTTCGACATTTGGGATACCCAATATACCATTACCGACCATGCCGACCACTTGATTATTAAATGCCCATGCCGTAAGTACGAGCGCGGAAACAGCCAGTCGTGGGGATTGGGGCATTACACCGAGACTGTAACTAACCTTAATACCATCGCCCTTATTCGTAAAATGGTTGAGTGCGGTGGGGCTGGCCTACTGTCAAAAAGTAGTATGGCGTGTTTTAGTGTAGAGGATGTTATTTTTGGTATTCCAACCGCTTATGGTTGGACACCGGAGGATTTTGAATGAAAAACCTAACCTACCCTGAAGCCATCCTTACCATTACTACGGATTCCCAATGCGATGATGGTAGATACCCTGCCGAGTTTCACGTCCACTGGCCTGCGCGTAATACGGGCGCGGTGGTATGGGGCTATGTGTCCATGCGTGATGACGGCACTGTTGACCTGAAGAGCTTCGCATACCATGACGGGCTGTCTGCCAGCCGTCTGTCAGACACTGCCGACTGGAACGCGGAATGGGGAATGAGTATCTACTCTTCTGACTTTGCGCCTGACTATGTAGCCAAGCGTATGTTGGCAATCATGGAAGATATAGACCGCGCCCGCGTTGAACATATTTAAAGGAAGTAAAAATGGCATTAACTGCAAATCAGATAGAACGCTTTGAAGAAAACCAAAGACTGCGCGATGAAGTCTTCAAGCTGGTACAGTATGACCTAGAAGATATATTCGACTATCTGAAAATCGTGGACGATTACGACCATAGTGGTACGCCTGATGAATACTTGGAGCGTGAGTCAGTGCGTCTGAAAAATGTTCTTGAAAATCTTTCAAAAGGAAGCACAAATGAAAGCCAAGCTGTTTGAGGTATTGGAACGCCGATTCCGTGAACTGTTCCACGTCCGACCCGATATTGAGATGGACGAAATCCCCCTGTGGGTAACGCGTGAGATTGACGGCAAATTACTGTACACGTCATGGGCTGAAGCCGAAGCCGTCCTGCGCGAGCTTGACACCTTGTCTGTTGTCGGCGCGCTTATGCGCCGTATGCAATCCCAATACGGCACGTTGGATAATGAGATTGAGACATTTGAAGACCCTTGCCTGTTGGTACAAACCCTTGCCATTGAGATGTGCGAAGATTTGGTATGGAAACTGTACAGCAATAAGATGGACAACACCGGCACGATTCCGCCTGAAGCGTGGGAGTATCTGCAAGTAACATTCGACCAAGCGACTACCGAAACAAACTTATTTGAAAGCCTTTGGAGCAACCTATGAAACCTATTATTTCACTTGAACGCCGAGATGCAATCTTGGCGATGGAAAACAAACGAACTCAAATCATCTGCGCCTTGATGGAGGGCAACCACGTTGACGGCTTAGATGAAATCTTACGCCTTGTTGACCGCCCTGTCGGTACGCGCGAAGCAATCCTCAATATGACTGAAGACCGCCACGTTAACGCCATTAGTGCATGGTATGACCTGCTTGCCAGTGCCTGCCGATGGGTGCAAAACATTGGTTTAACCATGACCGACCATGTGCCTGTCTATTGGTTTGACGAAACAGTTGGCGACATACAGTGGACATACGCGGACGAGCTTGTGTTCTGCTTGGACGAGCAAGACGTGGAGTATAAAGGCCAGCAACTGTTTGCAAGTGCTATTGATTATTTCGGTATTGTGACTGCCGAAGAGTTGAAAACCGCTATCCTTGAATGCGAAGTAGAAGAAGCCAAGCGGTTGATGGAAGTGATTAACCAAGCTATGAAGGAGTACGTCTAATGAAACCTGCAATTTTTGAAGAAGTAGAAAACCAACTGATTGATGCGCTGGCTGACGGCGCACTTGAGGGCGTGAATGTTGGTGACGTACACCATGTGGTTTACAACCAGTCCGAGACTTATGTGTACACCCAAGACGCGGAGCGCGACCTTGAACAGATTGGCACATTCCTTGCCGTTCGCACCGTGATGGAATATGAGCAGACCAACTTAGGGCAAACTGCACCGGCGTTGCAATATGGCGACCCATGCTGGGTGGCTAACATGGTGGTCTATATCTTGGGCGAGGAGCTTGTCTGCCAAGTGTTTGACCCTGACAATAATGGTTTCCCTAGTGATGTTGCCATTACCCCTGATTCTGCCAAACGCTACGCCGAGATGTTGGACAAAGCACTGGCCGAAGAACCCGACCTGATTGTCCACCTGTGGAATCGTCTGTAAAGAAAGGAATCAATATGTACAACTACGAAGAACAACTGGCAAACCTGTGCGATACGCGTAAAGCGATTATCAATGGTCTGTCTGCACAGGGGCTGGACCCCCAGCAAATCTACGACCTTTTGCAAACACCATACACCAATAATGTGTGCGAGTATATTGAGGATGCCACCGCTCATTATGATGCTGTTGCTAAGTGTATGCGCCAGCTTGAGGATATGGGTATTGCCCCCGATGACGCCACAACACAAGTGTACTACTTCGATTGGGAAGAGGGTGTGTGCGAGGAGACAGTGCAGATGTTGACGTTGTATAGCACCCCCTATCAGGGGCAACAGTTGGTAGATGATGTTAAAGATATTATCCCTGTTATCCTGCAACCTTTGATGGACGAGGCTATCGCCGAGCAGAACGCATCTGCTATTAACCAGTTGGCCGAAGCTATGACCTATGTGATTGGTATGTTAATCAAACAGGAGCAACCCAATGGCTGAATCAATCAAGGCCGTGAGCCAAGTGACAGGAATCAGTGTGTATAAGCTGAAGAAGATGTTAGCACAAGGCGACATCACGCAAATCACTGTGGCCGATGTGTTTGAAGCCCAACGCCGTGAGGCCATGCGTAATGCACGACTGACAGCGGGCGAGGTGGTAGCCTACCTGCGCCATGACGAGGGCGCGTATCGTGAAGCCCTTGCCTGTGGCGCAATCATGCCACTGGTTGATGGTAACTTCGTGGGCGATGATGTGGTAAACCTGACACCCCACCGACACGCCCTGCTACCGCCACACCCTGCCTACACACCGACACGCCCCGAACCAAACCTGCCGATAGTGTGGGGGTTCGTGACCAATGCGTCTCAGTGGCGGTTCGACCGCGCCTTTGAAGCCCGACTGCAACAGTCGGAGTTTTGGACACGCACCGAGTCCGGCTTCCGCGCACCCGATGGCATTTACAGCAAACCTCAAACACGCGGTATCCGCAAGACCATGCGAGCCAGCCGACTGGCTAACGCCCCACTGTACGCCCCCGACGTGGAGGCTACACCCACAGGGCAAGCCGAGCGCATCAAGGTGCAAGGGTTCACAACCCCTCGCGCAACAGTGGTTAACCTGTCCGTGATGGACGACTACGGCGTGTGGGCGCACTCGCACGGCGTGTACAACGCGCCGGAGGCTTGGGATAAAGCCCTGCAACGCGCCGTGCATATGCTCGGTATGGCTATGGTATTCAACCCGACCGAGACAGTGGACAGTGTGATGGCCGCACTCGCAGGCTGGCTTGACACCGCTGTGTAAAACATATTGACACACGAGAGAATCTCTCGTAATATTAGATTAAACCTTAACGGAGTAAAACAAATGGTAACTACAAAATTAGACCTGCAAAACCCTAGCACCGCTATGCTCTTGGGCGACGAAGCGCGTAAGAACTACGAGCAATTCATTACCGATGCCAACGATGACCTATATGAGCAACTGGTCGAGTGTATCCTCATTGCCTCTTCATGCGGTGCGATAGGCTTAGACGTGTACCGCGACGATGACGATTATGGGGCTGTCGAGCGTGGTTGTGGTTACGCATACTTGGACAATCCTGATGGTTGGTTTGCCGACCGCTTGGCAATCGTCCATATCAGTGTGCCACAACTGGTTGACTGGGAAGCACTGGCTAAACGGTTGGAACGCGAGAAACTTATGATAACGTGGCAACATTATGACGACGATGGCGACGTTATCGACACCGTAACATGGATTAATACAGAGGAGTAAAACCAATGGTTACTTTGACTAAAGCATTACCTGAGCAGTACCTTATCACTGAAACCCCTGCTGAACGCGCTCGCCAAGCGGTTGCCAAGTTCCGCGACCAGTGTAATGAGGACGTATACCATGCGTTGTTGGGTATTATTGAATCCGAATCTGTCAAAGGCGCGACAAAACTGAGCCTGTCCTATACCAACGATGAAAAACTACCGTATGTTGTAGTGTCGTTCGCTTATGACAAGTATATTTATAATGTGGTTGCTGTTCGTGTCAATGTAGCTGCGTTAATCAACCACGCCGACCTGATAAAACGCTTTGAGTCAGACGGCTTCGCCGTTACAACTATGCCGAGCGATAAGTACGGTGTGTTAATTGACATTATCTCTTGGGAATAAAACATGACAGCAAAAGTAGATACATCACTTGCCACTCATGCGGAGTTTCAAGAGCGTGTTGCCAAAAGCCGACCGGCGGTTACTAATATGCTTTGGCGAATGGTGCTGGAAAAGATGAATATCGTAGCCGATAACGGCGGTATTGGTATCCGCATTGTGTGGCACATCAATAGTGGCGAGGAACCGTTGTCGTTAGTATCGGGAGATGTGGATTACCCTACGTTGATTATCTACAAATCGTGGCAGTACGACATTAAATTATTTACGCGACTCGTTGCCGACGCAGGATTCCCCCATTTATGCAAAGACATAACAGCATTACAGAAAGCAGTGGTCTTTATCAGCTGGAACGCAACTGAAGAAAAGGATTAAACCATGATTGATGAAAATGTAGAAAGTCGTTACGCCAAAATCATGGCGGTAAAAGAAGTGTTCAGCACCCACCCATACTGGCACACCAGCAACTACCCTTATCCGCATGAGAACGTCTTGGCTGATTGGTTTGATGTGGTAGTCAACGACCAGCCTCCGCCGCCAAGTGTCCGTGCAATGTGCGAGACCATTCACGATGAGACCGATGGTGTGTCGGCCTACGACCTCGAAGATGCCCTCGATACTGACGGCGATATGATGTACACCCTGACCGAGCAGTATGAGTTTTGCAATTCGTATCTGACCCTCGAACAGAAGTACACCGAGTACGAAGCCCATCTGACAGAGTTTGTTAAATATATGAAAGAGCAATCATGAAATACGCAATACGAACCCTTATTGCAGTTGCCGCTATCGGTGGTGGCGTGTATGCCATGAGCAGTACCGATGGTACGACTGATACTACCAGTCATCAATGCGCCCAACGTGTCGCCGAGCTTGAGAACCAAGTGGCGGTGTACGAGCAAGCCCAAGTGATTGAAGAGCAGTACGACAAGCTCGATGCGATGGAGCGTGTGCGTGGCGATGCGGAGGCCAGTCGATGAAGCTGTATGTCTTGGTAGTTTCCGCAGTTCTTATGGTCGGCGGTTGTGTGGAATCAACCCCGAAGAAAGACGATAAGTTGGACTTACCCGCAATCTGTGCCAAACGGAGCGAGATTGCATCGCGCCATGAGAAGTTTGAATCCATGTTCTTGGCCTGCGTGAACGCTCCTAGACGCGTTGCAACGGCGACAGACGATGAGGCGGGCATTGTAGAAGAGTGCCGTATCGCCACAAGCCGCGCGTATGGTACGTCCAATAGTGAAGATGTTTTTATGAGTAATACTGCAATCTATGCGACCGATTGCAAAACCAATGGAGAATCACGATGAAAACCTATGTATTGGTAGCGGCTGCGGATTCAACCGCCGACAGCAAAATGATGGCACACATGACAGGTAAACGCTTCCGAAATATCCCTGCCATGCGCGAAGCGGTTGAGCAGGTACTTGGTCTGTTCGGCACGAACCAATGGGAGTTCTATCCTGCGGATTACTTCTGTGAGAAGTGGAATAATTCCATCTTAGGCGATGATGCCCCTAGCCCCGACAATTCCTATATCGCTATCCTTGAGGTGGAACATGACGAATAACACACCTGAAACTTACGCCGACCTACTCAAGGCACGGGGCGATGTCCCCATCTCGGTACTGCGCCAACTCAAGGCGCAAATCGACAGCCTGCTGGCACTGGTCGATACCCTCGATGTCGATATGCAACTGACCCCTGCACCTGACGATGCGACGGCGGCCATTGCCAACGCCTTACGCGCCCGATACCCTGACTTCGCCGACAAGAGCGACGCAGATGTGCTGGCCTACTTCAATGTACAGGTAGGTGCATGATGGGTATCGAAGCCATACCACTGGGTGTGCGGACGGTTAAGCCGAGCCGGAGCAGTACCACACCGGAGAGCGCGGTCGTCCATGCCGTGAAGCAGTGGGCTAAAGACAAACCCGATGTGTACATCGTCCGTGTGGTACAAGCTGGCGAGGTAGGTGTGCCTGACTTCCTGCTGTGTGTCTGCGGACGGTTCGTCGGGGTCGAGTGCAAGGCCAAAGGTCAAGCACCACGCACCAACCAACGCCTGCAACTGGGGCGCATCACTGCCGCCGGTGGCTTCGCCCTGTGGGGCGATGCCGACACCCTTATCCCTGAACTAGATATTATTTACCAAAGGTTGAAGAAATGATTAATGCAACAGAACTGCGCGACTTGATGCTGTTTTATAAGGAATACCAATCCTTATGCAAAGGTGCCGAGCGTAGTATTGTAGAAAGCGCACTCGATGGCGAGACCTCGTGCATAATCAATGGTATCGCTATGAAACTCGGTACACCAATGAAACACTATTTTGAATCCCACGATTACACAGTACAAGTAACTGATGCAGACGAGATGTACTGTGTCGATTTAATCGTGGGTTGGGAGTAAGAAAATGAATGATTTCCGCCAAGCCCTTAACAGTCTGTTCGATGTGCTGCACCTGAACCACGAAAACGTGGACGACGTTATCGACGAAACCATCGATGGTCTGACCTTACTGACCGAAGTAACCCCCTACCCCGAAGAAGCACTGGACATGGTTAAGCGACGCGCTGAAGCTATCCGCGAAGCCGTGAAGAACAACCCTTTACCTGAGCTACCCGACCCATGCAAACAGCCAGTTCACTGACCGCCAAGCGCAAAGAGGCGAAGCTGCAAAAGCAAGCCGAGCGATTGGTAAAACGTACCAAGCGTGAGACCCACGCCAGTTTCAAGACCGACCGCAACCGCGACAACAAGGTGCTGAATGGTAGGAAGATGTACTGCAAGAAGATGATGGACGCGTCCCTTATCGACCGCGACACCCTGTACACCTACCTGTCAGAGGTGTGGTTGCGACTGGGCGATATGCCCTACATGACCGACCCCAGCACCCTGACGTTCTTCACTCGCGCCCTGAATGCCTACCACATTCTCGCCCGTATGTACGCCCAGCCCAACATGGGCAAGACGGTTGAGTTGTGCAAGGTGGCCTACTCTGCATTGGTAACGTGGCTCACTGACTTCGACGAGCTGGAGAGTCCGCAACGCCGACGCGAGGTGCTGTCGCCACTGTACACAGTCTGCCTGTGTATCGCTGACAGCTACGAGCATATTAGCCAGCACCTGTTCGAGTACCTGACGAACTACACCCGCGCCCAGCAGGTATGCAAGAAGATATGTATCACGGCCACCGTGCGCCAAGCGTTGCTCGATGAGTTCGTCGCAGTGGTAAATGGTAAGGATGTGCGTCAAGCGGCTAAGGCTTCCGGTCTGCCGTACAACGAGTTCCGAACCGACATCATCGTGTGGGCTAACCACCTGTACGACATTCACACCCTCGTCCCCAACTCGCCACCGGCGAGCCGACCGCGCTCTGTCCCTGAAGTCCGTGTAGATTGGTTGCAGATTCTACTGGCGGACAACTTCAAGTTCCTGCGTGGTATCCTGCTTGATGCAGAGGGGGAACTGCGTACCCTTGAGAACAAGACCGGCCTGTCGGTGTTCGACTGGGCGGCGCATGAATCCAAAATCTTAGGAGTGAAATTATGATTAAGCTATTCTCAACATTACTGATGCTGATTATCTTTGCCCCCGCCGGTTTGTTATGGTGGCTGGCAGAGACACTTTATGTCATCATATTTTTCATCAAGATGTTATGCTCCGTATTAGCTACGCTCGCGTTGGCGGTTGGTGCTAATTTTGACGACTACACTCGTACCTATACGTTTCATGACGATATTATTGGTACAACTAAACGCCTAGTAGCTGAAGATATTTCAGAACAAATGGACAACTTGCACCGTTCGTCCGTATTCTTTGAAAGGAAACGCTGATGGCCTATATTGTCGCACCTATTGCCTACCTGTGTCTGATTGTATTGCTGGTAGCTTACTCTGTGTGGGACGGCCTTGTCCTGCTGCTGTTCGCCCTCCGCGCACTCATTGAAGTTTGTGTGCTGGTGGTAAGCGTACTGCTCGCCTCGACCGATGTGTCCCTGCGACGTATGTCCAACAATGCCGACCATACAGTGTGGGGTGTTGCCAAGTATGAGTACCGCAAGATGATTGGTATTCTTCGCCGTGACCTGTGGGCTACACTCATGACACCTAAACTCGTTATGGAATTAACACGATGAAGAACTACTCTAAATGGAAATCCCCTGACCGACCGCATACTGCTGGGGTGGCGGTTTTCGGCACAGTAGCCCGTACAGTACATACCAAGACTGCCCCCTGCAATCCGTTTAGCGAACGCTTGCTGTATGAGCTGGCTAGTGCTGTATCCAAAACCTCGCCCGTATGCTTAGGCGAGGTTCGTCCAAGAATCTATGTCATCGACAAAGGCGATACCATCTTGATAAAGGTTAATGCTTACGCAGTAAATCTTAACAAGTACAAATTCCATAGCGTAGCCGCTGATATTTCTCATATCATGTTGCGCTTGCGTCGCTTCCAGTTGGGTTGGCGACAGCAGCACCGCAGTCGGCTTATCCTTACTACACGTTTGGATAGTGGGGAGTTGGATAGTTACCGCTGGAGTAGTGAGCCTATGTATGTGGCTGCGGCCATCGGTTATATGATTGGTAAAGGACGTGGGGACGACCTGCCTCCACCTGCGGCATTGGTCGAGATTGATGCGACAGAGGCTACGGTAAACGAAACGTCTATACGACGCGTGATGGCCATGCCAAACCACCTCCAACCACTCTTCACTATGGAGACAAAATGAATTATCTTACCCTCGACTTCGAGACCTACTACGACAAAGAAATCAACCTCAAGAAGATGACGACGCAAGCCTACGTCATGCACCCGCAGATGGAAGTGTTGATGGTCTCTGCCAAGTTCAACGAAGACCCTGTGCAGGTTATTGACGGCGAGCAAATCCCTACGTTCTTCGCTACGGTCGATTGGTCTAATACTGCGGTCATCGCGCATAACGCCGTGTTCGACGGCAGTATCCTGTACTGGCGGTACGGTGTGCGCCCTGCGATGTTGATTGATACCATGAGTATGGCTCAAGCACTAGGCGTTCCGACCATTGCCGGTAGTGCCAGCCTCGCCACCTGTATCCGCTTGTTGCAAGAAGCAGGGTACGCCGTACCGCCTAAAGGCACAGAAGTGCTGGACGCATTGGGCAAACGCCGTGCCGACTTCACGCCGCAACAGTGGGCAGCCTACCGCGAGTATTGCAAGAATGATACCGACATCACATGGTTCTTGTTCAAAGTGCTGCGCCAGTACCTGACGGACGAGGAGATGCGCTTCCAAGACATCATCCTGCGCTGCTACACCGAGCCACGCCTGACCGTTGATATTCCTACGGTCGAGTACGAGCTTAACCGTTGCCGTACCTACAAGGCCGAGCAGTTGGCAGAGGTGTGCAAGATGTTCGGTACAACCCAAGACAACCTGTCTGCGCTTTTACGCAGTAACGACAAGTTCGCCGAAGTCCTACGCAGTATCGGCGGTGTGACCGAAGAGGAAGCCGAGCAAGGCAAGAGTGGCACGTTTATTATCCCGACCAAAGTGTCTGAAAAAACCGGCAAGACCACATGGGCGTTCGGTAAGACCGACGTGGCGTTCAAAGAGTTATGCGAGCATGACGACCCCAAGATTCAGGCAGTCTGCCAAGCGCGACTGGCGGCTAAGTCCAGTATCGACGAGACCCGATGCCTCAAGTTCCTTGAGTATGGTAGCTATGGTTTCCTCCCGATGGGCTACAAGATTGGTGGAGCGCATACAAACAGACTTAGCGGGGGTTGGGCGGGGTCGGCAAATATGCAGAACCTACCAAGCGGACGACGCGAGGGACAGAGCGACCTGCTGCGCCGTAGTATCATCGCACAAGGCAATAGTGTCATAGTAAACTATGATGCCTCCCAAGTGGAAGCTAGGACATTAGCATTTGTAGCAAATCAAACCGACGTGCTTGGGGTGTTCGCCTCCGGTGGCGACGTGTACTCGTTCGCCGCGTCTAAGATTCATGGTATTCCATACCAAGAAATTGTCGATGGGCGCAAGAGCAGCGACCCTGAAACCGCACACAAGTACAGTATGATGCGACAGTACGGCAAAACCGCCACCCTCGCTTTGGGGTATGGGCAAGGTGCGCAAGGTTTCCAAAAGTACGCGCTCGTCAATACCGGCATCAACATGACGATGGACGAGTCGGCTACCACCGTACGCGCATGGCGCGATGCTAACAGTTTCATCACAGGATTTTGGCGTATGTGCGACCAAGCACTCGCTACGATGGTAGCAGGTGGGCAGATGTACTTCGGCGGGCCGGACGGTAAGCTGTTCTTCGCCGATGGCAACCGCTATATATTCGGTCGCAAAGTAGCCGGTATCCGTATGCCCAACGGTTTATGGTTAAATTACCCGAACCTCAGTGCCGATTTCACAAACCCGCGCCGTCCGCAATACTTCTACGATAAGTGTGGATATAATGGAAAACCTTTAAAAACAAAGGTTTATAGCGGACTTGTGGCGGAGAACATTACGCAAGCACTGGCGTTCGCCGTCATGAAAACCCAAGCCGTATGGATTGCCCAATACTATCCCATCGTAATGAACACGCATGATGAATGGTGTATTGTCGTACCGCGCGAACAAGCAGAGGTCGCGGCGGATTATATGCACCGCTGTATGTGTACCGCCCCTGATTACATTCAGGGTATCCCACTCGCGTCAGAGGGTGGCTGGGCGCAGAGCTATGGCGCAGTCGATGATGACTGGTCTAAGCGTCCGACCAACCCCGACCGCAAACATATTTTCAACCCCCAAACTGGAGGAATCCTATGACAGCCCAACGAACTAAAGACTGGAATGAGTTTGCCGCTAAGGTAGCAGACCACATTGAGAACTACACCGTGCCGCAATATGGCGACGCGCCAAACGACAACGTAGAGGCGTGGTCGGCGCAAGACTGTATCGCCCAAGTGCAGAAGTACGCCGCACGTTTTGGTAATAACCAACGCACCGGCCAAGAGGAACTCGACCTCATGAAGATTGCACACTACGCGCAACTGGCTTTGGGTAAGCTGAAACAAAAACCTTTCGACGACACAACCGCTATCGAGTACCTGCGGGCAGGCAAGGCCGTGCGCTGGGCAGGTAATACCAACATGGTCATCCTCGCCATTATCGGCGGTAATTCCCTGTCCCGATTCATCAATGCCAACTATGGTACGGGTGACGATGAAGTGAACCTACCCATCGCAGACCAGTACCTTGTCGCTTATGCCGATTCCGGCGTAGAACTGTCCATTTATTTACCTACATCACTCGGCGAATGGGTACTCGCCACAGAGGATGAAGTACGCGCTGTACTTTCCAGTGGCAGCAAGCGGTTAGGAGCGCGTCATGCCCCGCGTTAATCAGTCAGACCTTATCATGCGCTTGGCGTTGGAGTTCGACTTACCCGTATCTCATGCCAAGAAGATGGTAGATTTCCTCGTCACGCAAATGACGGAGGAATTGATTAAGGGTAATCCGGTCTCGTTGCATTGTTTCGGCACATTCCATCGGGGCGAACCATATAGCAAACCAACGGGCAACTTCGGTAAGGGCGGGGTCGCCCACTACAAACCACGCGTCCGTTTGGTAACATCGACCCGACTGCGCCGACGGTTGTAAAGTAGTTGCAACACGAGAGAATCCTGCGTATAATAGCGCAGGATTTTTATTTATAGGAACAGACATGAGCAAACATAAGGTACTCAGTTACAGTGCCATCTCTCAATTTGAACACTGCCCTTTGCAGTACAAGGTGGTTAAGCTCGACAAGCTGTACCCATACGAACAATCAGAAGAAGCCAAGTGGGGGGACTACGTTCACAAATGTTTAGAAGACGCAATCATGCAAGGCATACCGTTACCAAACAACGTGTCGCAATATCAACCATTAGTAACCGCCGTCGAAACGCGCCGCGCCAACGGGTGGGAAGTAGATTGTGAGCGCACGTTCGCAATCCATAACGACTACACCGCAGAGTTCACGACAGACCGAGACGTATGGTGGTCTCCACGCAACGCGCTGGCCGGTAAGATTGACGTGTTGATGGTATCGCCTGATAAGGACGAGGCCGTCGTCGTTGACTGGAAGACCAACAAGTCTGCCAAGTATGCCGACCAAAAGCAGATTGACCTGTATGCGTTGTGTGTGATGTTGGCTATACCGACCGTGACTAAGGTCACTGGTTGCCTCATGTTCGTCTGCGACGACTACAAGATGGTACGCGCTACCTACACTCGCGCCGACATCGACAGGCTGAAAGAGGAATGGCGTTGGAAAATCAACCGCGTCGTCCTTGCCATCGTAAACGATAACTTCCCAGCAGGCGAGGCCACACCGCTGTGTGGTTGGTGTCCGCACAGTGCGTGCGACAACTGGCAACAAGGGCAGGACTACCTTGCCCGAAGAAAGAAACGTAGATGACTAATATGTATTTCCCGAACGTGCATGAGCGCGTTCTCCGCATTAAGACCACAGACATTGCTGCCGTTACCGCAGCGATTCCCGATGCGCGTCCGGTGGAATACCACCCTGACGGCACGGTGTGGGTCGATGTCGATTGGACGTTCGACAACATGACTAAGCTCTCGCTCGCCGGTCAACCGGCAGTGAGTACCATCTTCGATGGTTACGCATTCAATGGTCGCAACCGTCCGTACTACCACCAGCTCCGTATCGCGGAGTTCCTGTCCCGCAACCCTCGTGCTTACTGCTTCGCCGGCATGGGGACTGGCAAGACCCGTAGTGCGTGTTGGGCAATGGATTACCTCATGTCCATTGGTGTCATCGGTAGGGTGTTGGTGGTCTGCCCTAAGTCGTTGATGTACTCCGCATGGGTGGACGACATCATGGCAACCTGTATCGGGCGCAGACACTGCGTCCTGTATGGCGACAGCAAGCGACGCAAAGAGCTGGCACGGCGCGACAACACCGAGATAGACATCATCAACTTCGACGGCGTGGAGATTATCTCCGACACACTGGCGGTCAACAACTACGACCTGATTATCATCGACGAGAGTACCGCGTACAAAGACCCATCGACCAAACGTTGGAAAGCGTTGGCAAAGTTGATTACCCCGCAGACAAGAGTGTGGGCGTTGACCGGCACACCGACACCGCAAGGCGCAATGGACGCATACGGACAAGGCAAGCTGGTAAATCCTACGCGTATGCCACGCACCAAGACCGCCTACCGAGACATGGTACAGTACAAGGTCAGCACCTTTATATGGCGCGACAAGCGCGGATGGCAGGATACCGTTAATCATCTTTTACAACCGTCCATCTACATCCGCAAGGCGGACTGCCTCGACCTGCCGCCGGTAACGCGCAGCTACCTCGACGTAGGGTTGAGCAAGGCGCAGACCCTCGCCATCAAAGCTATGGTTGACGACATGGTTGCCAACTTCGACACAGGCCATCAAGCCGTCGCCGCTAACGCCGCCGTGCTTCACGGCAAGCTGCGGCAGATATACGCAGGTGCTATCTACGCCGACGACGGTACAGCTATGGCATTGGAGAACAGGTCGCGCATCGAAGCTACCATCGACCTCATACGTCAAGCGAAAGAGTCGGGTGACGACAGCGTGGCAGAGGGCAGACCACACAGCAAGGCATTGGTGTTCGTACCATTCAAGCACGTCATGACGGTATTGGAAGATGCCCTGCGTAAACACTTCGACGTGGCGGTCATATCGGGCGACACCAGCGTCCACGAGCGCAAGCGCATCTTGGATAACTTCCAGCAATCAGCGACACCGGAGGTCATACTGGCTATACCCGAAGCGTTCTCGCACGGCGTGACGGCCACCGCCGCCAGCCTTACAGTGTGGTACGCACCGCCCAGCCGGACAGAGACATACCTACAAGCCTGCGAGCGCATGGATAGACCATCGCAAACGCAGCACATGAACATTGTCCACCTATATGGGGACAAGAGGGAGCGCGAGATGTACCAGCATCTTGCAGACAATAAGCAGAATCAGGAAACTCTACTTCAACTTTACTACGATACTCTTGGTATCAAGAAAGGACAGTCATGAAACCAGTAGATTTCCCCGAAGTCGGATACACTCCGGCGAACCTGCGCTTACTTCTCAAGCGCGCCAATATAACCCAACACCGCGCCGCCACGATGCTCGGCGTTAAGGAACGTACCGTGAACAGTTGGTGCGCCCCTATCGACAGGGCGCAGCACACGGATATGCCGACAAAGAAGTGGGCGGAGTTGCAAAGAATTTTAGGAACGGGCTTGCAATACGAGAGATTATCTCGTATAATCGACCCACATAAACAACAATAAGGATTGCAGATATGGACTTATCCCAGTACACAGAATCCCAACTCGCCGAGTGGTATATCAACAACCGCAACTGGCTCGCCGCCCGCAAGGAAGATTACGAAGCCCTGATTGCCGACGTTGAGAAAACCCAAGACGAATTGGAAATCGAAATGCAAAAGCGGTTGAATGCCGCCGATGCGACCAGCTTCCGCACTAAGGGCGGCACTATTGTCGCCTCCGACCGCGTGACATACAGCGTAGAGGACAGAGCGGCGTTTGGTAGTTTCATCATCGAGTCCGGCGCGTGGGAAGCAACGCAGTTGCGCCCAGCCAAAGACTTCGTTGAAGATTATGTTCGTGAGAACAACGGTCAGTTGCCGGCAGGTGTGGCAGCGTACACCAAGAAAACCATCTCGGTTAAGAAACCAACTAAATAAGGAACATGAAAATGACAAATCTCCCAGCCAACACCCAACAAGGTGGTCTGACTATCGTCGGTCAAATGCCCGCCTATATGCAAGAGCTTGCCGCGCAATCCTCTATGGGTTCGTTCGGCGACGGCTTCTCCGGCAGCCGCCGTGTCCAACTGAAAGGCGGACAAATCAATTTCTTGGCAGAAGATGGTAAACCGATGGGTACGGTGCAGAACTCTGACGGTTCGATTACCGCGTTCCCACAATATACCAACAGTGCCGAAATCATCATCCTCGGCATCGCGCCGGAGGGAAACACCTCATACCGCACCTTGTACCTGACCCAGTATAAAGATGGCGATATGTCGCCACCTGATTGTTGGTCTGTCGATGGTATCCACCCATCCCCTAAGTCGTTCGCCAAGCAGTCCGCTGACTGCGCGTCATGCCCTAAAAACGTAGCGGGTACGTCATCTACCGGTAAGGGTAAAGCCTGTGGCTCTCGCAAACGCTTGGTGGTGGTGTTAGCCAACGACCCCGAAATGCGATTGTTCAGCATGGACCTGTCAGCAACCGCTCTGTTCGGTAAGTCCGCTCGTGAGGCGGAGGGTTATCTCACATTGTCCGACTATGCCAAGATGTTGAAACAAGGCGGCGCAATTTGGGAGGGTATCGTGACCGAAGTATGCTTCAGCGAGGGTTCAAACATCGGTGTACGCTTCAAGGCCAAAGCCTATGTCGAATACAACAAACTGCAACAACTGTTGCAACTTGGTAAGACTGCGGAATCCGCCGAGATTCTTACCATCGACTTCCCTGAACGTAATACCGACGATGAAGCACCTGCGGCACAAGCCTACGTTGGCGCACAGGCCGACTATAAGACCGTTGTGTTATCTAATCCAGCGTTCCAAACCACACTCGCCCATCTACGCGACTGGGCGCAACACCCATCCGTAACCGTAGAAACTATCCGCGCCGAAGCTGCCAAGTACGGCGTAGCCCTGTAAAGAAAAGGAAATCACA